ACTTGCATATGTCGTTAATTAGACGTATATTGCACTATCATTAACAAACAAGGTATATAATATGAAAGACGAAAAGTATCATTTCAAATCAACGAAAAAGCAAAGAGAAACAGTTCTCAAATTTGCAGATGGGAATTTTTTTAGATGCCCAAGCTGTCAGGCAAACTCGTTTGGGATACCAATGATAACAAACGAAGGAGAAGATAACACACAGATATTATGTAAGTATGGTTGTGGATTTATTTTCTTGGAGGACTATATAAACAAAACAAGGTAACAAAAACCTCCCACTAGTGGGAGAAAAACACACACAAATCATGAGAGAAGTAGAAACAATTCAGCAGATGATTCTTGAAGGTCAAGAATACTACAATGGCACTCGGTTGCCGAAGGTACAACGTACAGGTACGTTATATCAGATTAAAACACACGCATTACTAATCGCACAAAAAATTGTAAAGTCATGGAAGTAATAATAGGATCAATACAAGGGAATAGAGTTGAGTTAGGAGAAACTGATAACGGATATGTATATAAAAATAGTGTTGCGTTTGACGCACAGACTGATGAAATATGTTATATACCGGAATTAGGGATTGAGGGAGATATAATTACAGAAGATACTTCTGTTTATAGGTATTCAGATTTTTTAGAAATGGCAACTGATTATATTGAAAGAAATGGTTTATCTAATACACCTCAAGATATGGCTGAACAATTATTTGAATGTGTTGATTGGCAAGACCCAAGCACTTTACTTGACGAGTGGGAAATACATTTGGATGAGGAATAATTGCATATAACGGTTTGGCTATGTGCTGAACGAGGAACAAGTATGGCATATAGCTAGTGTTATATGCTTTTTATTAACATATTAAAATTAAAATATTATGGAAATTTTTAAAGTAACCAATAGAATCAACCCTTTAACACAATCTGTTGAAGATATAAAAAACATGACAAGGGAGAAGTTTCTTAAAGGTATTTCAGATTTTAGAATGTCTGTAAAAGTACCAAGAGGACTTGCTCATATAGACGAAGTTATTGATGAAATAGAAGCAACAACAAACTTGCTAGTTAGTAGAAGTAAAATTGAAGGATTAGGTCTTGACTATAAAGATAACGATTTCACATATTGGACAATCAGAGTATGGGCAGACAGTTGATTGCATATAACAAAAGTATAATTCAGACCAAGCAGTAGTAGAATTTATTAAAAACTTTAAATCATGAAGCAGAAACTAATGGAAGGAATGCCCGTCATTATACATAGGCGGTACGACAAGGGAACCATCTCCTCTAACGAGATGATAGTATTAATAGATAGCTTTGAGGGGTTTGAACATATCCCGGTCCCCAAGGAAGTGCAACAGGAGTTGCGGTTCGTTGGTATGAAAGGCTTGGTAGATTACACGACAAGCTAAAAGAGTTGATTATGAAATATTTAATAGTAGATACATATAACGGCGATGGGTATACAGACTCATCGCATCACGTCAAGGAGTTTGAATCCATCGAGAAGTGCAGGGCGTACTGCATTGATTTAGCAAAGCAGTGTGCAGGCAACGAGTTTGTTGTAGATGATGGAGAAGGTGTAACCTATACCACTGATTACATCAGTTCATTTGATGAGGTCGATGATGCTGAGGACCATGGGTGCGTCCATTACCAACAGCTAAACGGAGGCGAGATTGCTGTGTGCATCAACCCACTAGTAAATCATTATTGGGTACTGCACACAGAGGCTGAGGTCGATGAGGTCATTGAGATGATAAGAGAGTACTCGGACGAGTATGCGAACTTACCTTTTAGCCTAGAGTACAGTTCTTATTTTGGGAGCTACCACCACCATGCGTTGGAGGGTGATGGGGATATAAAGATGGAGAGAATTGAACCATCGCCTGAGGTCTTGACAATGGCAATACAGGGCACGCAAGCTCAGTTTGACAACCTGATGGCACTGATGGATACCTTCGTTGGAGACAATGATTTGCCGATAATTACACAGTGATGTTAAGAGACAAAGAGTTACAGATGGCATTGGTTTACTTCCTGTTGCGTGATGATGTGCGCGTCAGGGAGTACAGCCTAGAGATGCTGTTCAGCAGAGACTACGATACTGATATGAGTTTAAACTCCGGAAATTGGGGTGGCGTATCTGTATTTGAAATTAACTTAAACTAAAAACCTCCCACTGATGGGAGGAAATACACACACGATGGAGGATAGAGTAGTTATAAACGGAAGTAATATCCCAAAGGAACTGATGGACATATTCAATCAGTACGACATGGATGCCGATCCCTACAAGGAGATGGAGAGGTTAAGGATAAAAGCAATAGTGATTGGCTATGACTTTGACTATGGTCTAAGCGGAGAGCCAACAGAATTTTGGAAATGTAAAAAATAAAAACAACATGAGAAAGCAGACAAGAAAAGTTGGAGTCGCAGGAGGCTTCATTAATCAGATGATGGGCAACAATCAGACGTTGCCTGAGGTAGGCAAGGGTATGACCGAGTTGATGTACTCGGACAGGTATGCCTACGAGGTACTAGAGGTTGCACCTGACTGTTCGTGGTGCATAGTAGACAGGTACAATGCCAAGCGGATAGACAACAATGGCATGTCGGAATCGCAGGATTACGAATACAAAGAACTCGATGGTTCACCGCGAAAGCTAACGTGGAGAAACAAGAAGGGTGGCTGTTGGTGTTGGGAGACCAAGGAGGTAAGGGTGATACCTAAGATAGCCAAAGAGTTGGAGGAGCTGTCAGACAACTACTTCCAATGCGATCAGATAAAGGACGTATATGGTAAGGAGGTGTACAATCACATCTACCGCATCGGTGCGCCTGAGTTTGAGGGAACCTATGACCTAGGGCTGAGGCACTACGAGGGAATCACTAAGGAGTATACCAACTACACTCCGGTCTCGGTAATCTTCGGAATCAAGGAGAGGTACTATGACTTTACCTTTTAAAATAAATTTGTTTGTGTCAAATATTAGTCGTATATTAGTCGAGTATTAATTAAAACACACACAAGATTATGACAGTAATAGAAAGGAACAAACTCATAGCAGAGTTTATGGGGTTAAATTTAGGAGATCCAATGTACACCTTAGATAAATTACACTACCACGTATCTTGGGATTGGTTAAAGCTAGTGGTGGATAAGATTGGGGAAATAGATTGTAACCATGAACCTTTTGCTAATGCAAGTCTGTATTCACCAATTGAATTGGTATATGAAGAAGCAGTAGAGTTCATCAAATGGTATAACAAAAAGGAGAAACAATTATGAAAGCAGAAGATAGAGAGCCAACGTGGATTGGCGTAGAGATACCCACACCAACGGGGTACTACCGAATATGTATCGGAATCAATCAGGAGGATGGTCATGAGGTCTCATTCTATAATGAGGCTGACTTGGAGGAATGGATAAACGACAGCAGGAATAACCCTTGGAGTAATGAGGGATCTGTTGTGGTAAGGTATGGAGCAGATGCTACGGTGTTCCATAAGAATCATGAACCAAAAGAATTTGAATGATGGGAGAAAAACTCATGGATGATATCGAGAACAAGATAAGGTGGTGGGTAACCAACAACAAGGACTACCACATTCGCGGTTCTTTTAACCGAGAGCTGTACAAGAGAGTAACTAATCAGGGAGGCGGTAGCCTCCCACAAAATAAAGCAGATGAACAAAGAACAGGCAATTCAAAGAGTTGACGAGTGTATCTCGTCCATCTTCACAAAGGAGGATGTAAAAAAACTAATCAACGAAATCACAGTAGGGGTTTGGTTAAGCGACGAGAGGGTGGTCAAGCACACCATAAAGTTTATTGAGAGCTACGATCATTTGATCGAGGCTGACTTTCGCAACTCGGATTTTTCGTTTGAAATTTCCGGAGACCAACAAGGTCTAGACGTTGAGCATTTTACAGTGGACAGCTATGATATCGACCTATCAAGTCTTGTAACGACCATGGAGTCAGGTCTACTAAATTATCTAGAGAAAAAGATGAACGAGGATGAATAGTTTGGAGAGGAAGTATGTCAGGATGGGAGTCAGGCGCAAGCTATTGGCTCTCGTCATGACCATCAGTATAGTAAGTTTAATTTTAACATTTATATAATCTATGAAACTTATAAAGAACCAATGGTATGTTACACCAATACACATATCTACAGCTAAAGATTTTGTTGAGGAATGGCACTACTCCAAAGGTGGTGCTAACACATCGGTAGGGTGTTTCGGATTGTTCTATAAAGGAGATAGTAAAACACTACATGGTATATCGTGGTGGATGCCTCCACCTATAGGAGCTGCGAAATCAGTAAGCGACAATCACCGAGAGGTGTTGGCACTTAGTAGGTTTTGTTTAAGAGATGACCGCCCGGAAAATGCAGGTTCTTTCCTGATCAGCAAGAGTATAAAGTTGTTGGACGATAGGTGGTCAACATTACTCACCTATGCAGACACAGCTCTGAATCATGATGGTGGTTTGTATCGTGCCTCTAATTGGAATTACAATGGAATGACCAACAAGAATCCACTGTATTGGGACTCGGCAAACAACAGGATGGTATCAAGAAAGAAGGGACCAAAGTCGTACAGTAAGAAGGAGATGTTGGATATGGGATATGAACACAGAGGTAACTTCAGAAAGCACAGGTATCTATACCGAAGGGATGGCAGGAAAAACATAACAGTCAACTCTAGAGTTGAGGATGAATTAATATTTACTAATGATGGTAAAATTTATAAGAACAAATGAAAGCAACAAAAGTATATTTCAGATGCAGTGACTGTGGTGAGAGAACCAAGTACGGCATGGAGCTAGACAACGGGAAGATAATCTGCCCTAGCTGTGACACAAAGAGATTGATTAACAGTAAACCTAAAAGCTTGAAGCGATGATAGTATATATAGCTAAGAACACAAAGACAGACGAGACCCTCGAGGCCGACTTCCAAGATGAGTTGTTGGACATGATCGAGGATCAGGGGTGGGGTGATGGAGACTACCACATCTACAAGGAACACACATGCCATGGTAAGGGGTGCGACAGCACCTACACCAATCAGAGGTATGATGCCTATGGTATTACCACAGGCTACTTCTGTGATGAGTGTTACAAAAACAATTACCCGTACCGCAAGGACAGGTATCCAACCCAAGAGTATGATGGGTATGGAGAGAGGTTGGATTATTAATAACAATTAGAAAGCATGAAAAGAAAGTTTAAAAGCAAGACAATGGTTTGGGATGAAGGAGATATCCCAACATGCAACTACTGTGGCAAGGACTACGATAGTGCAGAAACAATTCACGAGTCACCATTCTCAGGAGAGGTGGTGTGCAATAGCAACGAATGTCGTATGGCATTACTCGATCAGCTTATTGATTGGGAAGATGAAGTAGAGGAGGTACAGTCATGAGAAAGATAACTGAAGAATCAGTAGACGCATTTATGAATGCTCGAAGATTTAAAAAAAGCAACATGGAGGTAGAGGTCAGACCCAATGTAACTATCTTAAAGCTACATGGTAATGATATAGCGTACAGGTACAATGATCCTGAGGGAACACTGTCGATTACTAACTGCGGTTGGTTCTCTAATGTCACAAAGGAGAGGCTCAACGGGATCCCCGGTGTGAGGATACATCAAAAGGACTTTGAGTGGTATCTGAATGATGAGCTATGGGATGGTAGCCTGATCGACATCACCGGAAAAGCTCCCACTAGTGGGAGGAATGAGTTTGATTTCATGAAGGCGTTCATGGTATTGGGTGACATGGCTAGCCCTGACGATGTAAAGTACAAGGAGAGAATAGTCTTTGCAACAATGCGTAGCATGATACCTGATTGGCAACCGCCAAGTGGTTGGGACTCATTGCCTGATAAGGAGAAGTTAAATAGATTAAACAGAATACAAAACGAGATAGCATGAGAATAGTTGAGACAAAGGTATGGACGATATCAGAGCATCCCAATCCGGATGCCTGCTATGATTGGATAAGGAATAATTGGCATGACCTAAACGAACACTCAGTGTACGAGGTGGTTGATAGCCTGAAGAAACTACAGGAGATAATTGGTGGTAAGCTAGACTACGCCATAGGTCAGGAACCTGATCGGGGCGAATACATATCCCTTAAGGGATATGACAGGGATGCACTCAATGAGCTAGACCCAAACGACTACCCACTTACCGGGATCTGTTGGGACTATGAGGTGATAGAGGGATTCCAAGAGGATGATCCTCATAAGGTTCTAAGAGCACTGCACAAGGACACAGAGTATTCATACACAGACGAGGCTCTGTATGACTTCTGTGAAGCCAACGAGTATGAGTTCACAGAGGAAGGGGCTGTAATATAAGCAATAAAAAATGTCAAATTAAATGAAGAAATTATTAGATGTTACTTGCACATTTATTAGACATTAATTATATTTACAAACATCAAAATCAAGTTAAATTATGGGGGCATCAAAGAGGCTATTTATGGAGCAACGCGAGGCTCTTCAACTAAAAAACGGATATTATGAAGCAGGATATTTTCAATGGTTATGTCGATGGTATTCTTCAGACGTTCAAGATAACGAGGGACGAGCTGTTCTCAAAGAACAAGTCTCGCAACCTAGTAGAGGCGCGTCAGGTTCTGTACCACCTGTGCTCGGAGAGGCCGATGAGCATCAAGATGATACAGGATTACATGATGGATAATGGTTACGAGATACACCATTCAAATGTTATCTACGGAATCAAGTCGATCAAGGACAAGATGGACAAGGACGAGGACTACAATACTGTCATAGACAGGATAAGAGAATGGTCAATCTAGATGAGGTATGGCAGTCAGCATTAGATGACAGAGCGTCAGTGAACCTAGACAACAGGCATCACTATGCTAGGCTGAACCGGGGTATCAAGATAATCAAGGACAGGAACACATCCCAAATAAAAATATACAATACGCTAGTAGGTGGCGACCACTATGTTGAGTTGGCTCCAAGCTACTACCGATTGTTTGAATCAGAAGGGTGGGTGGTTGGTTGCTGTACTGTTGCTCTTGATAGTTATCGGACCAAGCTAGAGCGTATCGAGTATCTAATCCGGAGAGAAACAAACTCAAAGAAAAATAAAAAGAAGATAGATGCTCTGAAGAAAAACAGGGCAAGAGTAATGAACCGATACTTTATTGTATCACAAAGATTAAAAGATGGCAAACACTAAATCAGTTTATCAGAAGTTATCCGAGGTCAACATCAAGGATAAGATTGAGAGGAAGGGTAGCTTGGACTACCTGTCTTGGGCCAACGCTTGGGACCTGCTGAAGAAACAGCATCCAAAGGCGCAGAGATGCGTGTATGAATCAGAGCATACCGGGCTCAACTATTTCACTGACGGCAAGTCAGCATATGTAAAGGTGGGCATAACAGTAGATGGCATTGAGCACATCGACTACCTGCCGGTAATGGACTACCGAAACAATGCTATCCCATTGGACAAGGTAACCTCAACGGATGTCAACAAGACTATCCAACGATCAACAGCTAAGGCTATTGCTATGCATGGCCTAGGCTTGAGTCTATGGACAGGAGAGGATGTGCCTGAGCTCACAGCTACACCCATTGCAAAGCCTAGCAACGGCAAGCCAAAGACAATAGTCCTGAACGTGGGCGATGAGAATTGGGCTAAGGTGCTAAGCTACATCGGAGCCAATCACAAGCTAGGCATCACTAAGATAGTGGAGCAGTTGAAGGTGAAGTACAACATCACAGCAGATGTGAAGAAGGAGCTGAGCTCTCAGCTAAAGAAAGCGAAGGGAGGTAAGTCATGAGTACGGACGTAATCAAGGAGCTCTCCAAGGACGAGAACTACTACGGTGACTTGGGTAAGCAGTACCTATCCAACAGTGACATCTCTACCCTACTCAACAACCCTGCTGAGTTTGGTAAGGATCGCCCGGACAACCTGAACTTTGTAAAGGGAAGGTACTTCCATCAGGCACTACTTGAGCCTAGTAAGGCTGCAGTGTGGGATGTGGTGGATGTCTCATCGAGAAACACCAAGCTGTACAAGGAGGCTGTGTTGGAGCAGGGCGTTGAGTTCCTGCTGTTACAGAAGGAGAAGGATGAGTTGGATGAGTTGGTATCTACAATGAAGTCCAACGTGCACTTCTACATGAACCTGTACGCTGACAACAACTTGGTCGAGGTCCCTATGGTAAAGCAGATCAAGGGTAAGATGTGGAAGGGTAAGGCTGACGTTGTAACCAAGGACTTCCTGATTGATGTTAAGACCACATCGGACATCGGTGGGTTCAGGTACTCAGCCAAGAAGTACAACTACGACTCTCAGTGCTACATCTATCAGAGCCTGTTTGATCTACCGCTTGTGTTCTATGTGATAGATAAAACATCAGGGCAGTTGGGTGTGTTCCAACCGACCAATGAATTTATCAAATCAGGTGAGCAGAAGGTAGAGCAGGCCATCGAGGTATACGATAGGTTCTTCGGAGACAATCCAAGTGACGACATCAAGTCATACTTTATTCAAGAAACACTTTAAGGCTAACCTCCTTGAGCCTATTTTAAATCAGGGAGACATTAAATGTAAATGACATGGCAGACGATAAAGTTTTTGCAGATGGATTTTTATTCAAGAGAAGAGACACAGCCCCGGAATTTGTAGTGGGTGAAATCTCAGTGAAAGTTGACGAGGCGATAGCCTTTCTAAAAGAAAACCAAAAGAATGGGTGGGTAAACCTAGATGTAAAACTTTCCAAGGGAGGGAAGTACTACATGGAGCTAAACACATTTACTCCGAAACCAAAAGAGCAGGAGCCTCAGGCAGAGGTCGAGGATGACTTGCCATTCTAGTGTGTGTTACGGGAGGGGTTGTGTCGAAATGTCGATATTTCCCCTCCCTATACTACATATATATTATTTCTTTTTTTTATTTTTTCTCCGTATACGAGGAAGAAAAATTGACATTATCGACATGGGTCTGATAATCAGCAAGTTAACCGACGTAAAATCGACACAAGAATGACACACACCGTCACAATATTCAAAAATATCAGGGAAACCTCTACTCCGTTCCACCGGGATTGCTTGGTTTTACTTGATAGAATACGCAAGGGATCATCAAAGGACCTTGTAAAGAAGATAAGAGCAGAGAAGAGAAAGCATGAGCGTAATGAGCTGAAGAAGTTACTGCCTGCTGTATGTTTCTCGGGTACATTCAACAAGCGTAGCGATGCCTCTCTCGTTGACCATAGTGGTTTAATATGTTTAGACTTCGATGGCTACGAGAAGAAGAAGGAGTTGCTAGAGCACAAGGAGAACCTGAGTAAGGACAGCTTTGTTTATTCTGTATTCATCTCTCCATCCGGGGCAGGACTAAAGGTCTTGGTCAGGATACCAAAGGATGAGGACAACCATGTAAACTATTTCAACTCACTCAATACTCACTTTGCCTCGCCTCATTTTGACAAGACATCTCGTAATGTATCTCGAGTATGCTATGAGTCGTATGACCCGTTGATCTATATCAATGAGAACTCTAGCGTATGGGATAAGATCGAGGAGCCTGAGTACAATGAGGTATTGAAACACAGAGACTCACCAACCATAGCTATCACAGATGAGAATAAGATAGTGGATATACTTGTTAAGTGGTGGAAGAAGAAGTATCCAATGGTTGAGGGTGAGAGGAATCAGAATGCGTACATACTCGCCATGGCCTTCAATGAGTTTGGTGTAACTAAGTCTCTAGCATCGTATGTCTTAGCTGACTATGAGTCAGAGGGCTTCACAAAGAAAGAGATAGATAGGACCATTACCTCAGCCTACTCCCACACTCAGAAGTTTGGGACTAAGTACTACGAGGATGAGGATCGGATCAATCAGATAAAGACGAAGCTACGGAGGGGCGTGTCAAAAAAGGAGATTCGCCATCAGCTTGAGGAGTCGGACATTGACTCTGAAACAATTGAGTCTGTACTCAACAGGGTTGATGGCGAGAACTACAAGCAGGTCTTTTGGACCAAGAACGACAGGGGTAGTATCAAGATAATACATGTGCTGTTCAAGAAGTTCTTGGAGGACAGTGGCTTTTACAAGTACTGCCCGGAGGGTGGCAAGAACTATATCTTCGTTAGGGTAATCAACAACCTGATCGACCACACAAGTGAGAAGGAGATAAAGGACTACATCCTCAAGCATCTAATTGACTTGGATGACAGCTCCATATACAACTACTTCGCTGACAATACCCGGTATTTCAGGGAGGAGTTCTTGACACTGCTAGATACGATAGACATATTCTTTATAGCGGATAACAAGGAGAGCTCGTACCTGTACTACAGGAACTGTGCTGTGCATGTAACCAAGGACAAGATAAAGATCATTGACTATCTAGACTTGGATGGTTATGTATGGAAGGATCATGTGATTGACCGCAACTTTAAGAAGTGCAAGGCAGATGGTTGTGACTACAAGACATTTGTTCACAACATCTGTAGCAATGATGAGAGCAGGATAGCATCTATGGAATCGACCATTGGCTTTATGCTACATGGATACAAGAACCTGAGCTACTGTCCGGCGGTCATACTAAATGATGAGGTGATCTCTGACAATCCGGAGGGCGGTACAGGCAAGGGCATATTCATGAATGCGTTGGCTCAGATGAAGAAGGTGGTTACCATAGATGGAAAGTCGTTCACATTTGAGCGTAGCTTTGCTTATCAGTTGGTATCGGCAGACACTCAGGTGTTGGTGTTCGATGATGTGAAGAAGCACTTTGACTTCGAGAGATTGTTCTCGGTAGTAACTGAGGGTCTGACATTGGAGAAGAAGAACAAGGACGCAATCAAGATACCGTTTGCTAAGAGCCCTAAGATTGCTATCACTACCAACTATGCAATCAAGGGGGCAGGCAATAGCTTTGCTCGGAGGAAGTGGGAGTTGGAGCTGCATCAGTACTACAACAAAAGCTTCACTCCATTGGATGAGTTTGGCAAGCTGATGTTTGGGGATTGGGATGATGATGCGTGGTGCAAGTTTGACAACTACATGATTGGATGTCTTCAGGGCTATCTCGATAGTGGCTTAGTCAAGAGTAAGTTTATCAACCTAAAGATCAGACAGCTATCTGCTGAGACCTGTCATGACTTCATCGAGTGGTGTGGGTTGTTGGATGGCAATCTTAATACAAACCTGAAGAGAGGGGAGAGATTGTACAAGCAGGATCTTTACTTGGATTTCATCACTGAGTATCCGGACTATGCTCCCAAGGCTAAGATGACTATCAGCAGGACTAAGTTCTACAAGTGGCTTGTGAACTACTGTGTATTTGCTGAGGGCATACAGCCTGAGGATGGCAGGGACAGCACCGGGCGTTGGTTGAGGATAAGGACCAAGCACGAGGGCGAGTATCAGACAGAGCTTATTTAACCCGTCCCGCACTGTGGGACACAAATTATATAGTCATGAATCAAGATGAACAACCTGATAGCTTTACAGCTATCGTAACTTTAATTATCGGTTTAGTGTCCATTGGCGTAGCCATATGGCTCTTTACCGGGTAACACATGGCAGGGTCTCAAGTAGGCAGTTTATAAACTTAGTAAATCGTAGGTTTATGGTACTTAACTTTTGCCCGGAGGCCCTGCTTTTTAAACTAAAACAAAATGAACAAAACAATTGAACGAGCATACCTCAACTCTTATATGCTGTTGGTTGGTAAGACAACCTACGAGGAGCTGTCTGCCAAGGGAGGATTCGTGTTACCACAGAACCACGAAGACCCTCAGGTGACAATAGATTACTACGAGAGCATAGAGGACTACGAGAAGTGTGCTGAAATTAAAAAGCAGAAACGATGAACAGAATATTATTAGGAATTAGTTTTACTATGGCCGGGGTGATGAGCTTCTTCTCACCATTGACCATCAGCCATGGGGATCAGGGCTGTTGTGCTGAATGCACACTGAAGAAAGAAGATGAAATTGAAATAGTAGATGAGTATGAAGGAAGACATGAAGATTAATATATTGTTTGTAGTGCTCTTAATTCTTTGCTTGATAGGTAAACTATCATCGCAGACGATTGAGTCCCTTAGAACGCAGCTAAATGCCTCTGAGATACAACATAAGGATATTGTATTAAAGCAGGCGATACTTGAGACAGGTTGGTTGAGCTCGTACTCGTGCAAGAACAGACACAATCTATTCGGTTTCAGATACCGGGGTAAGTACTTGGAGTTCGACACTTGGCAGGAGTCGGTTGAGTACTACAGCAGGTGGCAGAAGAGACACTACAAAGGAGGAGACTACTATAAGTTCTTAGAAGATAGAGGGTATGCGACAGACCCTGAGTATATAACTAAATTGAAAAGCATAAAACTATGATTGAGAAATGGAAACTAAAACTAAAGCTACACGATTGGGATATAACCACAGTGGCCATTGACCCTAAGCAGGTAACCTACGATGATGACTGCCCACAAGAAGACAGGTACTTCATTGGTGTTCAGCCTGATCACGATATCAAGAGAGCCCTCATCTATCACGACAGAGAGCTAACCGAGGAGGACGTTATTCATGAGCTACTACACGTTAGGTATCCTGATAAGAGCGAGGATTGGGTCAACAAAAAGACAAGCGAGTATGCAGTTTAGAGACTACCAACAGGATATTATAAACCGGGGTGTTGACATTGTCAGCACCCATGGGTTCCTCTACCTAGCCATGGAGGTTAGGACCGGGAAGACACTGACAAGCCTTGGCATTTGTGAGAGACTCAACATTGAGAACGTACTCTTCCTTACCAAGAAGAAGGCGATGTCATCCATCAGTGACGACCTAGACAAGATGTGTCCGACTAGCTTTACCATGTTTACTATAAACTATGAGAGCATACACAAGATACCAAAGCTAAAGTGGGACCTTGTTATATGTGACGAGGCACACTCAATGGGTGCGTTCCCTAAGCCAAACAAGAGAGCTAAACAAGTTAAGGATCTAGTTACGCGAAACGGAAGTATGGTGATCCTGCTATCAGGAACGCCGACACCCGAGTCATACTCTCAGATGTACCATCAGGTATATGGTATTAGAAACAATCCATTCTCCCGGTACAAGAACTTCTACAGGTTCTCTGATGATTATGTCAACGTGTTTGAGAAGAAGATAAACAGTAACTACATACGTGACTACTCAAGGGGTAAGCAGTCAATACTAGATATGATGGCCCCGTATACCATCTCATACACACAGCAGGAGGCAGGCTTCAAGGTTAAGATAACAGAGCACAAGGTCTATGTGGACATGCAGCCTGAGACCTACGCCCTGTGCAAGAGGTTGAGCAAGGACCTAGTGATAGAGGGATCTGATCAGGTCGTGCTTGCCGACACCCCGGTCAAGCTGATGCAGAAGCTACATCAGATGTACTCAGGGACAGTGAAGTTCGAGTCGGGCGATGCCATGGTATTGGATAAGAGCAAGGCAGAGTTTATCAAGGGACACTTCGCAGGCAAGAAGCTCGGTATCTTCTACAAGTTTACCGCAGAGCTGAAGGCAATGAAGGATGTGTTTGGTGACTCGTTAACCACTGACCTTCAGGAGTTTGATACCACAGACAAGTCGATAGCACTTCAGATTGTTAGTGGCCGGGAGGGACTATCACTCAGGAATGCAGACTGCATTGTCTACTACAACATAGACTTCTCAGCGACAAGCTATTGGCAGTCTAGGGATAGGATGACAACCAAGGACAGGACACACAACGATGTGTATTGGGTATTCTCCAAAGGTGGTATCGAAGACAAGATATACAAAGCAGTAACCAAGAAGAAGGATTACACACTCTCACACTTCAAGCGCGATTTACTATCTTTATAGTCATGACCGAGCAACAGATACAGGCCAAGAGAATAAAACAGCTTGAAGAAGAGGGCTACTATGTAATCAAATTAATCAACACAAATAAGAACGGGATACCTGACCTTATTGCCATCGCACCTAACGCAGATGTGTTGTTTAGCGAGATCAAGACAAGCAAGGGACGGTTATCTCCATTACAAAAATACAGGATAAAGGAACTAGAAAATCATGGAGTTAGAACCGAAGTATATAAGGGCGTACAATGAGAAGTATGAAGTCGATTCAGTCTTTATTGAGAAGCTACACATGTATCCGGTAGAAATCAGCCTGAACATAATAGATCAAGTGAAGAGCGTTGTTGACCACCTCCCTAAAAAGGAGGAGTACATGCAGCTCGTATCAGGAGTTGTCAAAGGAGACAAGCCATTCTTCTTTCAGGTGATGTATCTCAACGAGCCCGAGTACATGCCTATATTTACAGACATAGAAGAGATTGATGTAGACGAATACTTAGATGAAATCAACAATAAAAAAACAATAACATGGAGCAGACAAGACACGAAGTAAAAAAACTAATGGAGATAGTCAACATGCATTTTGACTTAGACATACTGACTAAGACTCAGAAGAAGGACTATGTAGATGCGAGGATGGTATTCACCAAGATACTAACCGAGAAAGGATACGGGCCTAGCCGGATATCTAGGATACTAAAGAAGAACCACGCCTCGATCCTGAACTACAAGAAGAAGATCTCCTACTACCTGATGGCAGACCCGGAGCTTCAGCAGAAATATGAGGACTGCCTAGAGGCTTTCTACCGGGATCATGATCCTGCTTATGACATGAGCGAGTCGGATCTTAGAAAAGAGTTAATATCTTTGCGGAGAAAATTCAGGTATCAGGTGGAGAACAACAACAGGCTCAGAGCTAAGATCAAATCCTTGGATCCAATCTTTAAGATCGTCAAGGAGAGAACATCTCTTGTTGATGACGACGATATAAGTAAGAAACTAATACGAATGTTCAACGGTGTATACAGGTGAGAAAGATAGGATAGCTCACATCAACTTTGTGATGTCATGCATTCACAGGTCAACCAATCAGATATACGAGCACCTTATAGATCGTGAGTATGAGGACCTGAGGAAGGAGATATCACTGCTAATGAAACAACTAAAGGACATAAAAGATTCAGTAGACGATGATTAAAGAAGAACTAATGGAGGCACTAGAAGAGAATGAGTGCCTCATAGCAAACGGGTTCGATGATGCCTTGATTGGCATTACAATGACCGGAAATATCGTGGCTGTGTACAGCTACAGGAAATGCATAGAGGTACTAATGAGAGACATGGATGAGGAGGATGCCTTGGAGTATTTCTCATACAATGTACTAGGTGCTTATGTAGGGGAGAAGACACCCCTGTTCATTGACGACATAGAAACCTCCCACTGATGGGAGGTTTTTAACTCACTACTTTCTTCTTCTTCTTCTTCTTTTTCTTCTTCTTCTCCTTCTTTTGAGGCTTACCCTCTATAGTGTAGTCACTATAGTTTAAGACCCTAGCTACTGCCTCACCAAAGTCCACGTCCTCATTGAGTAGCTTACTCCAATTGTCTTTTATCTTCAGCACCTGATTAGCAGGAACACCTCCCATCTCTAGTATGTTAAGCATAGCTCTGTTGAAATACTTCTCTTTGGTCTCATCCTTACTAGCACCATCCATCTTCTGAATGTTCTCATATAGATCTCCGAACTGATCGAACACCGGAAGGTTTCTGAAGCTAGCAGCCCAAGGCTTATCTAAGTATAGGTCACGAGCCCCTGCTAATATATCTCCCAATATAAACAACGAGTTAAATGTTCCAAGAGCTGCAGCCATACCTAGCTCCTCATCGTCCTCCTCTCTCCAATCTCTCAGTATACCGGGGAGACCAAGTGCTACGTACTGAAAGAACATAGGAAGTACAACATGATAGGTTACAAACGTCCTTATATTCTGCCGAAGAGTACCTCTTCCTGCAGACTTATCCCAAGCCACAAGCTTCCTGTACAGGTTTCTTACAGCCATGATGTCTTTTCTTAGTAGTGCACGAGAGGATGAGGTAAACAACGACATCCATCTATAGAAGAAGTTGTCGGTTTGGAAGTAGTCTCTAGCCTGTATACCTGCAGATGATTGCTGAGTGGTATCAATCTGCTTCTCAACCTTCTTAACAGCGTGGTCAATAGCCTGTTGCTCAGTGGCTTTAGGATTGTTCTTTTTAAACTGAGACTTGTAGTAGTTGTAGTTTGGTATAGATCCCATGACCCCGGCCTTATCCCCAAACTTAACCAAGAACATCATTAGGTCCATTGCCTTGTCAACACTTATCTCCTTACCTGCAATTGTGGTAACCCCGGAGTATAGCCTCTCCTTCTTACTTGTATTGTAATCCTCTAGAAGCCTAGCGAAGTCACCCTTATTGTATCTATCCTGAAGGTATACAGAGTTCTCATACAGCTCTGTCCAACTTGACTTGAATGTCTTCAGGTTGTTGGCCATTCCTTTGGCCGCTTCCTTAGTCCAATTCCTGTAGCCTATGTAGTCAGCAAATGCTAGGGATGATGTGAACTGCTTTAGTGCTATGGTTGGGTTAAGACCAAGCTTGGTCACAACAAAGCTTCTTGTCATCCAATTGAATATCTTACTGCCTGATCCGGCGCGAGACTTACCTCTGTCGATTATCTTGTCGTACTGCTTGTTTAGTATGTTGTACACATCCTTACCTGAGGTAACCTCAATAGCTCTCTTTATCTTAGGATCCTTTATTATCTTGGTGACATCTCTAACTGTCTCACCATAAGCCCTGAAGTACTCCATCTCACTGATGTATGAGGCAAGCATTGAGTCACCATCCATAGTTAGGATTGGGTTGCTGTTGTTCATTCTAGCCTTAGTAGACCTTGCGCCCACCATGGTCTGATAATTGTTGGCTCCCATATCAAGAAGCCCCATGGTCTGCTCAACACCTTCTCTAGATACTATACCTGCATAAAACTCATTCCAAGGCATGTTGGTCCTGTATATCTCCTTGTATACAGCATTGTACCTCTCATAAACAGATGGGAAGAACTCCTCTACCTGCCAATCTGCCCAACGTCTTACCTCAGGATCAAGCTTGCTGTCTATCTCAGCCAATATATCTTCAGTACTTTTACCCCAACCCGGTTTATTCTCTAGCCCCGGCATAAGAGATGGGTCCTTTGCTTGGTTGTAGAGGTAGTACATCTCATTCTGACTCATCAACATGGTCAGGCTGTTTATCTCATTTGAGATCTTTCTTCTTTCCTTCTTCGTTAAAGACTTATCCTTGAGCTGCTCAGTCAATTCATTAACCCTCTTTGGATCAGTATATATCTTAACACTCTTGATGTTGTTTCTCTTCATCTTCCGAATGTAGTCCTTACCGAATATCTCCTTTGCTTTGGTTTCTGTGGTGGCCTTGAGGAAATTCATTCCCTCTATGTACATATTCCTAGACTTGTCGAAACGATCACTGATAAGCTCTACAGCCTTGCCTCCAAATATCTCACCGGGCATCTTTTGTATCCTATCAATGAGACCCTCTATAGCTTCGGTCCTAAGTATTATCCAATCAAAAGATTCCAAGAAGGATTTAAGAACCTTTACTGCCTTGCTCCTGTTCCTGTTCCTGTTCTCCTTCTGCTCTATTTCCCTAGTGGCTTCCTCAACACTCTCTTCACTACTGTAGTCTATCTTAACACCCGACACCTCTTCAAATATCTGAGATTTCTCAGTGTTGTACCTCTCCTTGGCCGCCTTTATAGCCTCAACGTATTCGTTCCTCTCCTCCTTGAAGGTAGACTTCAGCCTGTTGTATACATCCTTAAGAGTATCAGCCTTGTATGAGTCTGTGTTCTCTAGTAGTATTGACTCATTGTACAGTATGGCCATGTCAATGTCAAATATTCTTTTGACCTGCTCGTCAGTTATTTCATTGGCATTCATCAACTGTTCTCTCTCCTCCCTAAGCTTGTCTATCTTTTCTGTCACACTCTCAACACTAGAGTCCTGAGCTAACATGTCAGCCTTTATCTTCTCTATCCTCTTCTGAGCCTCAGGAAGTAGCTTACCTTTTACCCTAGCACCCACTAGCTTAGTGGTCTTGGTAGATAGCTGCTTCTCAACCCGGCTCAATATGTCCTCTACGTTCTGCTTGTTGATCTCACTTACGATATTATCTAATACCAATCTTATATCGTTGTCCGGTTTGGTAGTAAGCTTGTAGTAATCCTTGTAGTACCTAGCATCTGAGATCTCTCTTAGGATCTTCTTCACCCTTGTTGTAGACCACTGTGTTTTAGGTAGGTTCTGAAGGACGAACTTCTTCATCTCCTTTCTCAGGTTTGCCATGCCTTTGGCTCCGGCCTTTCTCTCCCTGATCATGGCCTTCATCTTCTTCACATCAGAAGCTATAGCCCTGTTGTTGGTCTCGGCTAAGGCTTTATCTAGCCCTATCACTAGCTCTGCCTGTAGCTCTTTTGTTAGCTCCTTAAACTCAGGGTCCTCCATTAGTATCTCCTTAGCCTTGTCTCGTAGCTGAGAGATGTCCTTCTTCTTCTTAGCAAACTTGTTGGCCTTCTCCATTACCCGGCTAAAAAGCTGCTGTCCAACAGCAGAGTTGTTAGATACATTGGCAAATGCAGGAGGCATTGTAGTAAACATATCTAGTGGTATCTCCATTGCTGAACGTATATCAGCAACCTTATATCCCTTCTTCCTAAGATACAGCTCGATGGCAGCATCACTGAAGTTTAGGGTTCGAGCCTCTTCTATAATAGCAGACATGCTAGTTGACTCAGGCTTCTTGGCCATACTTAGCTGAAGCTGATCACCCATCTCGGATACCTGATATCCCTCAAACAGTTTACTTCCTGAGAGCAGGTCTACATTCACAGCATCAAGAAACTCATCGAGACTAATTGTCTCAATCTGCTCTGATGTGTACTTAGATATCCCGGTAAGCTTTCTTACATAACCATATAGAGTGCTTAACCAATTCTTGAAGTTCTTATTTCTAGCAGCCACCACAAACGACTCACCCCTATCTCCGATGGCCATAGCTAATGCCTCCTCTAGAACATATGCTTCTATGTCACTCTCGCTAACTCCATCCTTACGCATCTGACCAATGACCTTCTTGTATGACTCGCTACTTTCTACATTCTTAACATATGGGCTCTCCTTTATTAGTGACAAGCCCTTGTTATAGAGTGACTTGTTAGCCTCCTTTGCTACGTTCAACCAAACATGGCCGAACTCATGTATGGCTGTGTTGTAATCCGCAAGACCCGGGTTCAGGTACAGCTTGCCTTTGTATACAGCACCGTATACTTTCTGATCTTTAGTCTTTAGCTCTTTCGCATATATATCCTTAACGAGCTCATCAAACTCCTTCTGAGTAGATACAATCTCAACGCTAGGGAAGGACCTGCTCAGTACAGATACAAACTTTTGATACATAGAAGCCACAGGAGATGATACCTCTCTTGCTTTAAAAGCAGTCATGCCTGCGCTTCTCATAACATCACTTCTAGCACTCGTTGGACTAATCTTTGTCTTTTTTGCAAATGGAGTAACAGCCTCTTTTACCGCTTCATCAATTTTTTTTGCATTCTTTAGTTTTTTTGCAGCTACTATTTGTGACCTAAGCTTCTCTCTAACATCCTGATCAAGCTCCTTACTCAATCTAACCTTACTTAGTGCCTCAAGTTTATCCTTTGTATTTTTCGCATCAAACACTGCATTTAGTTTCTCAAAGACCTTCAACTCTTGTGGAGTCAGGGTCTCAAGCGGCTTTGTTTTTTGAAGGGTTTTGATAAGACCTGAAACCTTTTTATTTATGTCAGCTAAATATTCAGGTATTACATTCCAAAAAGGCGTGGTCTCTTTTAATAAGCCAACTACTCTTCCTCTAATGTATACATTATAGTTAGGATGCTGAGGTAATCCTTCCTTCTTCTGTTGATCAGGACTAACTATAGCCTCATCTGCAGTCTTCTCTGTTACCTTGTTACCCTTCTTATCAGTAATCTCAAGCACCATAGTCATGGATCCTGTGGGTATATTCCTTGTAAATTTTTCTGAAGCCTGATCCCTCAACCCCTCTATTGTAAGGCCAAGCTTTCGCATCTCATTAGCAATAGGTGTAGAATCTGATTCCTCTAAAACATCTTGTGAAGGAAGTATTGCTCTTGTAAAGGCAGCTCTTACATCAACAGCGTTTTTGTCCGGATTGTAAACTGAATCAACTAGCTGCTCTAGCGATGTGCTTTTAGCAACAAGACCTTTTATCTTATTTAGATCCTTGTTATCTAATTTTTTAATGTGATCCTTAATAAGCTGAAATACCTCCTGTTTTTTTTGTGGAGAGATAGCATCAAGATTCTCTATAAGCTGAAATCCCATAGCCTTGTTAGAGTCAACACCACTAGAAGCCATATTATAAACGACTGTATAGTCTGCGTCTATTGCCCCCTTTACTATAGCACTAGCTGCTTTATTATCAATAGAAGCCCAAGCAATCTTTCCTCTTAACGCTTTTATTAGGGGGAAGAATGGACCTCCCATATTTTTCTTATCCACCTTGAGTCGATCAGCCATGATTAGGTTGACCTTCTTGCCAACCAAGTCTTTCAACCCTATTCTCTCAAGATCTTTTGTAAGTGGGTTATCTTTGTCTAAAGTTATAGTTGTAATCTCAGCATCCGGAGCAGGCTGCTCCACAGTGAATGGGTCCTCGGCAAGCTCGACACCCGCCTCCTCCATCTCAGACATAGCCCTCTCCTTCTCTGCAGCAACATCCTCTACGTCCTCCCTCTTCTCTGTCTCAAGCTGAGGCTGTAGCTTCTCTTCTTTTAGATAATTTTCTACTGATAAATTCTGAAAGTAGGCATCCCTACTTATCGCTTGGTCGAGCGCATTATGTATACGTTGCCCTTGTTTGCCTTTTTTGGGCCTTGAGCCTTTAGCTCGTCTAAGAATTGCTTGCCTATCTCCCTTGCCGACATATCTTGAATCGACTGCTTCGTATCCTTTTTGCTCATAACTTACGTTTTCTTTCTTTAGTTCTTTTATAAAATTACCTATTTTTTCTTGCAACTGCAAGTCAGAAAATTCCAAGACATCAATAAAGGTAACCTCATTGGTGTTTTGGTTTATACTGTAGTCAGTGATCCCGGCCTTCTTAAGGGCATTTACTGCAGCCTGTGTATCTGAAACCACAACGCTATACATATTCGCATTGTGATTCGCTGATCCCTCATCAACCACCTGAGCAGCTATGGATGCCTCCTGAACGTCCGGGGTGAGAGCAGCCATTATTGCAGCGAACTCTTCTGCCTGCTCAATAGTTGCACCTTTTAATACCACAGTGTTAGAGACCTCAACTATCTCGTTGCCTGACTCGTTCTTGTAGCCACCTATATTCTCTTGAACCTCTACCTCAAGACCAAAGTCTTTTGCCACCTCATCTATCTTTGCCCGGTAAGCCTGATAAGACTCTGACTGTCTTAGATCTTTAGCGTCCTCAATTGTCTCAACCTGCGTATCAAAGTATGGGGCTATAGCTACTGACGGATCAACATCAAATACCTCCCCTAGAAGTTTAGACTCAACCTGTAGCTTCTCAACCCTTTCTTGGTTGGCATCAAACATCTCCTGCTGAAACTTGGTTAGCTTCTTGCCCTCATTCTTTCTAGCGGCAACTCCGGCCAACAGGGACTCTAGTCTAGAGTCTTCTATTGTACCCTCCCTGAAAGCCTTAACATCCTCCTTAGTCCCCTTGTCAACTACAACCACATCTTCTTGAGTAGCTACTTCAGCAGATGCAGCCTCTTTAGCTTTTGGAGACATCAACACTCTATCAGGACCTATTTTTTCTACAACCTCGAACCCTTGCTTTTCTAGCATTGACTGCATCTGTGGATTTACAACATCCACCTCGACTTTTGCGTCAGGATTCATGTCCTGAATTTCAAAAGGAATGTCTTTCACTTGAGATAAAAGACTAGATCCAATACCTGTTCCTTCAACAGACTCATCAACAACAACATCAAATGTATATTTACCTGTTGATTGGTCATAAGATGTATAAGCCCCCCCTACAACCTTACCCTCTTTATTGCGGGCAACAAAGGCTATCTCTCTATCACTAGTAATGCCTAGCTTTCTCTTCTTTGCAATTTTACGAACATCATCGTCTGCATCAAGGTCAACCTCACCATCCTCGGTAAATGCAGGCTCAATAGAAACATCACCTAACGCCGGCTCTTTGCCCGCTTTCGATAGTTGTTGTCCCACTTCTTGCAGTCCCACTTCGTCTGTGGGTTCCTCCGCTTTAGGGCGTAGCATGCCCTCCTCTGTTTGTTGTTTTTGAACGGCATCTAATTCTATTGTTTTAAGTCCTACTTGCTTTGCTGTCTCAGGATCATTGAGAACCTGAATCTTTTTGTTAGCCCTCTTACCCTCAGACATAGCTTCAACCTTTTCTAAGAACGTCTTCTTAGTGTATAGCTTACCATCTATCGAGTACCTTGCAGGCTGATCCTTCTTGCCCTCCTCTAAAGCCAACTCAACCATAGAGTTTTCCGGAGCCATAGCTTTGGTCTCAGCCATAATCGCTAACTCCTCATTGATAGCCTTGATCTTTGCCTTGAATACCTCTTTCCTATTTGTCGTAGAGGATAGCTCATCTCTAGCCTGAAGGAGCTGCATTACTCTAGCCTCCTCCTTGGTCTTCTTTGCTCCCAATACCCGGCCAACTCCTTCTGTCTCAAGTAAAGATCTAGCCTCCCTTCTAGCACCAATGTTCTCCTGTATCCTCTGATTCATGTCAGCATCAATCTTGCCTAGCTTGTGCATTCTATTAGCCCAATTAGACAATGACTTATCAGATGACTTCTCCTTAGCCATGAAGCTAACGTCTGTTAGATTGTTAGCCAACTCAACATTACTCTTGCTCCTGAATTGATTAAGCATCTCAATAGCCATGGTAGAGCTATTACTTCCCATACCACCTGCCATCTCAGCTACAATCTCCTTCCAATCTATCTCCTGACCCGCAACAGACTGAGCTAGGTACTCACCAAGACCCTCTAATGCCGGGTCAACTATTGCCCTTTCAGCAACCTGCGCTCCTATCTTTGCTCCTTTTGAGGCAACAGAACCAACCTTGAAGACCTTACCTGCTAAACCACCGCCCAAAAAGTCAACCAATGCAATTGGTATCCCCCTCTTCATCCCTATCTCTCTTCCTTCATTCCATACATTTTGATCCTGAAGAGCAAGCTCAACATCTTGTGGGTTCATCATGTCGTAGCCTTGATTCTTCCCGGCATCCAATACAGCATTCGTGTACTCCATAGCATAAGATGTAGCAGCCATACCTGCAGCCGTACCCCACTTAGCTCCTACTATAGCCCCTCCGGCAACAGTATAGGGGTTTGCCCCCAACGCTCCATATGCAGCACCTGTTGCAGCTCCTGTCCCCGCAGAACCAAGCACAATTTTCCAACCATAAGGAGCCATTTGAGCCATGCTATTTCCTGCTAGACCTAACATGTAGTCAAGTGGGTTGTCCCACACTGTCTCCCAAAACTCAGATGCATTCCTAGCACTAGCGGTGAGAGTACTAGATCTTTCAACCCCCCTTTTTTCTGCTTGTCTTTGCTCCTCAACAATTGTGGCAGCAATCCTAGATAACTCTTTAGGGTCTGTTATGTCTGACACACCTAATGACAAAGCAAGTATTTCTTCAGCAGCTTCACCCCTGTCCCATCCGGATCTTATCTGAGCCCATATTCCTTCCCAACCTTCTAAGAATGTTTGGACCTGCTCCTTATTGAATCTAGAGTTCAAATAGGTGTTTGCGTTCTCATACTCCTGAGCAGCCATCTTCTTTGTCATGTCTGCCTCCTGTTTAATTGCATTGAGCTCGTTGTAGATAGATAGCTCCTCGGGCGTTAAAGACTCTACATCAACCTTATCCAATGAGGTATTGAATATATCAAGAGCCTCCTTATCCACCTCCTGATTAATATACTTAGCCATCATGTTTAGATTGGCTGCGCTCTGAGCCTTCTCCTGCTGTTTTTCGTAGGCATATTGATCCCACTTCTCTCTAGTCTTTACAGCATATTCGTTTGCAAATGAGTCATCAAAAAGAGCCTCTCTATCTGAGACCACAGAATTATAGTGCTCCTGTATATCAGGTCTTACCCTAGCATACTCCTTACCCCCATCCTTTTCGTAGGTTACAATCCCTCTATATTTTGTTTTGAATCCTTCAGTTGGATCAACCTCTATAATCTCGCCGCCTCTAGTAAGTAGATTGGCCATGGTATCCTCCTTATCTAACAGCTCCTGATACCTCTCATAGGCTACATGCATGGATTGATAGTCCAACCCCTTACTCTCGTAAAACTTCTCAGCCTCTACATCAGATATATCAGTATACTTCCACGACCCCTTAGCGAAGTTGCTTGCTTCAGATGGCGTGTCAAAATAAAAGACCTCACCTCTTTTCAGTGCTTCTTGGTATGCATCATCACCTGATAGCTGCATCCAATCCCCGGGATCCTGAGTGTATTTGTTTGGGTCCTTAGGGAATAAGGTTGGGTAAGCTACATTCTTTCCGTCATACTCACCTGATGTCATTGATACGCCATCATTATCAAGACCTCCTTTATCTCTTAAGGATTGAGCTCGGTAAGCCTTCTCGGTAAACATACGGTCCTCATCCTCAACGATTGGCTCTGAATGTACCGCATTCTCCTTTAAGTACTTCTTTAGTTTAATCGCTTCAAGAACCTCCCCCTCTTCTGTCCAAACATTAAGGTCTATCTCAATTGGATCAACACCCTCTTTCTCAGAGGTTACTATCATAGCATCCCCTGCCCCGGTTTCTTCAAATGTAAATCCATACCTGCCGTACTCCTCATTGAGCCTTGGAACAACCTCCTCTTCTTCACGAGCAATAAGCCCGGGAGTAATAGATGCTAGGTATGAGTCCATAAATCTAGCGTCCTCCTTGTCTAACGACTCGGTCTGAGACTTTACATCCTCCTGATGCTGACTCCATTTTTGACGCATCCTGTCCTTCCACTCATCCCGGCTAATCTCACCCTCAAATTCTTTTGGCATCGGCGTGGTATCGAGATAATCCTCAAGGGCATCCTGATCTAGTTTAAGCCAAGAGCTTAGGTTCTCAGCCTCGCTAATCTCTTTCTTCTTCTTTTCCTTCTGCAGTTGCTGTCTCTTCTGTTCCTTCTCCCCCTTTTCATACTGCAAATTTCTTTTAGCATAATCTAACTTGTAGGTCATGCGAAGCATCTCATCTATGGTTACCATATCCCCTGAGGACCTATCACCTCCTGCCATTCTTAAAACCCAATGGTCGACCTGAGTCACAGGATTTTTCATATCCTCTAGAAAGTCTTCAAAGCCTTGATACTCATCAGCCATTGTAGGACCTAGCTCCCACTTATCCAAATCATCCTCATCTCTGTAGGCAGTCTTAAATTCAGACATCTGATTCCAAAGATCAAAAGCCTCTTCTCTGAACTCATCTGTATTGTGTCGTGGGTTTACGTTGATCTGATTTGTGAGCTCCCGGTAAAGATTCTGCTTTGTCCTGATTGGATCTCCCTTTACTCTAGCTCTATTCTTTTTTTTCAGACGATCCTGCTCAGCAAAATACTCAACATCCTCAGGAGACATTAGCTCCTCTACTCTAAATGGGTCCTGATCTGTTGTGATTGATTCGTCAAAGCCTGCTCCGGCTACAGGGCTAACTTGATTTGACTCGACAAATGCCGATGAAATAGTCTCCTGCGGTAAGGTAGCCGTATCTACCTCTTGAGAAGTACCATCTTTTTTTTTTAGATCAAAGCCCCCTAAACCATAAGTCTTTTCAAACTCCTCAATACTACTGACTTCATAATTTGGAGCTATGACCTGTTCGTAAAAAAGTGAACGCTTCTGATCATCCTGAAGGTAGGAGGTGAAGTCCTCAATAGTACCTAGATCGTACTCGTCCTTTAATGCGTCAAATAAAAGCTGTATTTTCTCGTTCACTATGTGTCGTTTTTATCTTTTTACTTACCGGGTAGCTGCTTCTTTCCTCCATCTAAAGAGAACGTTCCTATTTCTAACAATGCTTTTCTTTCTTTGGCCTGTGTTGATTTTGTGATATCGGCTATCAGCTTATCAACTCCCGACTTATTGAAGTTATAATATCTAACAACATTGTTGCTCTTTCCGAAACCATCAACTTTAATCCTGTATTTTCTATTTATTCCGGCTATGTTTTGTGCGCTATCAACATCCTCATCAACAGCATTTACAACAAACCTTTCAGGTATTGATGTTCCTAACTTATCTACAAAATCATCATAAATATCCTTATTCTCAGAAGTCTTAGCTGATAGATTTGTAGGCTTTAGGCTCTCCATGTATTTAGGGAACTCCTCTTTTATCCTCTCTGACTCAGTAGTAAATACAGTGTATGGTTTCTCATCAATATCAATTCTTTTAACCCCATCCTTGTCATAGTGAGAGTATGTAGCCCCAAGATCTCCTGCCTGCTTTAATGCCTTATTGATGTCGTTGAACTCATAGATGCCTTGAGGGCCTGTCACCTTCTTTATAAACTCCTCTAACGGAATTATAGTGTTGCCTTTTCCATAAATAGAAATAGGTCTCTCTGACCCATCTGCAAAATAGAATACAATATCGTCATCCTCTCTCTCAACCCTTGTTATGTTATCGTTTAACTGAGAAAGTTTCTCAGCACCCGCCAATACATCGGCATTATCAACACCTGTATAAAGCTGCTCTATACCCTCTATGAACATATTATCCGAGTCTCGTCCTTTTGGTGGCTTATAAGTTGATGTAGAAGGTCTCTTTGTCATTTTACTTCCAACCTGAGACTCTATCAGATAACCAACAATCTCTTTAGCTCTCTTTACTTGATCCTCAGTAGCACTGAACTCAAACCCGGGGATGTTCTCCCTCTCCTTCATGTACATCTTATCTCCACCTGCTTCCTCCTCATCAAGGACGTAATCATAATTAATTGGCTTCAAAGATGGAACTAGATTTCCCTCCTCGTCCTTGACCATGTCATAGTTGAACTGAGACAACACATTAAGTAGATAGTTAGGGGTGCTTGTAAACTTCTTGACTATAGAGTTCTTCCAATCATCATAGCTCTCACCCTGCCTAGCATCATCCAATATGATCTTTCCATCAACTCTAGTGATAGCACCAAGCTTTTTCACCTCCTCATTTATATCACCTGTAATATCTTCTTTAAAGAACCTTTGGTTCTGTGCAGGTAAGAGCACATTTAGTGGCATCGGCTTACCCTTGGACTTGGTAACCCCGTCCTCCCCGGTCTCTGTCTGTGTGATACCAACAACAAAATTGTTCGGGTCAATGTATAGCTGACTTCCGGAGCCACCTAGGTTCTGAGTGAGCTCACCCAACCACAGGTCAGCATCAAGGGTCTTGCCCTCCTCAGCATCTGTAAGCCTCTGAGTATACATCTCGTTGAACTTGTTTGCTATATCAAAAAAGTTTTGTGTTCCTGTCTTTAGGTTATTGGTCTTTAGCTGATAGTCCCTTAGACTAATCGCACCACTTCTCAGCATGCGAGTATTGAGAAGCATAGCATCAGAGAGGTCATTGCCAAATTTTATAATCTTTGCGTTGGAGTCCTCTGTAACACCTTGAGGAGCCTCACTTATTTTCTGAGCGAAATCAGCCTCCTGCTGTCTTACCTCATCTCTTGTCTGCTGACGAGCAGCAGCCTGTGCAGACAGTTGATCAGTGATTGTCTTTCCTATCTCACCCCAATTGATCAGGGTCTCTACCTCTCTAGGCTTATATTTGTAGTAGGTCTTTGCCATCGTATTTCTTAATAGTCAAATGCAGAAGTAAATTTAGCACGAGTCTGATTGATTTGATCCTCAACACCTCCTACTCCATATAAAAACTTATTAAGCTCACCAACACTCATGTCGTATGTCCCCATGGTTGGTATTCCTGATATGTTACCTCTGTCTGAAAGGTATTTTCCAAACTCATAATCAGGAGCTATTTTACCTTGTCTTTTTAGTTTCTCAAACTCCCTTTGAGTTCTTTCGATCTGTCTTGTACCTCTTGTCTTTTGGAATGCAGGTATAGCTCCTCCTACAGCTATAGCAGCCTGACCCAAGCTCTCTACTCCCTGCCTTGTTGCCTGAGCAGCAGCCATTGCTGCAGCCGCAGAAGCCTCCTGTGCTCCCTCAGCCTCAGCTAGATCTAACTGAACACCAACGTCCCTGAGCCTCGACTCCTCCTGTGCTGTTATCTGCTCTAGCTTCTGCATCTCCTGAGCCATTGCCGCACGAGTCTTGGCCTGAGCCTCCTCCTGAGCCATCTGTACACGACCTGCTGTAGCTCCAACTCCCCGGACATCACCCTCTCTCGCAGCCTCAATAGCCTGAGCACCTGCAGCTAATGATGCCTCCCTCTGAAGCTCGTAAGGCTCCTTGGCAATAGATAAAGCCTCGAAGAAGTTTGTCTCTAGCTTACCCCTAGCATCCTCAAACATTCTCGCAGCCGCATCATCGGCTTCTTCTTGATCCCTCCTTTGTTGTGCTGCGTCAGAAAAGGATTTTATTGCGCCCCCTATGGCTACTGCTGCTGTTACTCCTGCTGCTACCCAACTCATGACATTAGTTTTTTAATTATGTATCCCTTAAGCCTGCTCACCACATTGTTCTTAGAGGATAGATACCTCTCGTAATCCTTGAATGAGTCAGCTATTACTATTTTCTCTAGCTCATCTAAATCTCTTGTGTTTGTAGGGTTAAGATGTACCGTTGTCCAAACAAGCTCAGTGATAGAATAAAGCGCACGCTTAGTGCCGCCGTCAGATATCATAGAGCATGGGGCCTTTAAATGCTCGTAACCCTTGGACTCAGTAAACACAAGCACCTCTCCCTTTAGTAAAAAGTTGGGGTGGTCATGCTTGTGTATCTTACCTACCACCCACATCCCTTGAGGTATCGTTATCTCCCGAACATAGATACCATCAGAGAATGAGTGCTTCAATGGACAATGATCCGAATCACCAACAAAAGATCCGTCTGTATTCTTCAGCAATGACTCAAACTCAAGAAGAGCATCCCTGCTTACGTTCTTGTTAAAGATTAAGTCTGCCGTTTCTTTAGTTAGCTCCATTGATAAACAAAGATACCAATTTTAAGGGAAACTTTTCATTATGCTAGACTCCACAGCAAACAGCTCAGTTGGGACTGAGGACACAGAGGTGGGTAGCTCGATGGTAAACTGACAGTAATGACCCAATACACCATGGGACTCTGCCGTTCCGTTCTTGATATAGAAGCAGTAAGGATCAGATATAGCCGGGATGGATCCACCTGCAACAGTGGTATCCACAACCACCTGATTAATCCCTGCAGGCAGGTCTATGTTAACAGCAACAACATTCCCCATAAATACAGGAGTCTCATATGTCGGAGGTAGGCTGTAGTAGAAACCATCACCAACACTTATAATACTTCCAATTGAGATCAGTGGCGATATAGAGAAGTCAACCACCAAAGCTGCAGCCGGACCTGTGATGGCTGTGCTACGACCTATACCGTTAAGAGACCTGAGCGCATACTCAGATACATCAGCCGGACTTGCAGTTGTATTACGCACAAAGGCAAACCACGAGGCCTCCTTCTTCTCAAACCATGTAAGGTCAATAATCTCAGATGTCTGTATGTCTGTCTCTAATGTCGCACTCCATGGATTGTCGGACTCTAGGTTGATGGTCTTAAACAGCTTGTTCTGAAGAGGCAGGTCATTGAATACACTGATCAGTTGAGATTTATAACGAAACCCATAAAAAGTATTTCTCCCTTCGGTGTTTGAATTGTGACGATAAATATTTCCTCCCGTAATTGGATTACCTGTTATTGGGTCTTTTTCTGTACCGAAGGTGTAAAAAAAATTGTTCATCCCAATCATCCAATGCGGCTCGTAAGAGTAGAACGATGGCCACCCCTTAACTCCTTGACTATATGTTAGTGTGTAGTTTGGCATATTTTAACAGTTGTTTATACTTACTATTACTCCCTGAACAACCTCAATCCATTTTCCTGATCCTGCTCCCGTACCTATTAAGTTCCCTAGGTATATAGAGTTGTACCCGAGTAGCGGAAGGTCTCCGTTTGCATCACTGAACACCATATCAAATAGGCCGGGCAGACCTGCCGTTCCATTGACAGGTGCGTGATAATACCTTTGGTCTAGCAGTGAGCCACATGTACCTGTTACCTCAGGAACAGCTCCGAAGAAGCTAGGTAGTGCCGCAGGACACTCCACCTCTATACTGAACTGAGATGCAGCACAAGGAGCTATCATCGTTAGCGATAATGTGCTTGGTGTTGGATTCAACTTTGGAATAACCATAACACATGTGCCGGGTACAGCAGCACTTAATGACACATCTGTAGCGTCTATCGTTGGGTTTGTATTTCCCCCCGGAGCAAAAAACGCTGCCCCATTGTATCTGTAGTTGTCAAGCACAGGGCTTGTCCCTGCTATACCTCCACAAATAGCATCATCAGCAGTGTTACCTAAGTAGGTTATCGCTGTAGTACCTGAGGCTGAATGGAAACCATCTACAGGTGAGACCAAATCATTATAGGTGTTCCCATTGTACTCGGCCTTAATACCGTTAGGTGGGCCGCCGGGAGTGAAGTTTATTATTACAGCACCCGTACCTGATCCTAGGTCCACATCCATATAGTACGCTCCTTCAGATGGAGGGGCAGGTGATGATACCGCCGGGGTGATAGGACAAGGGTAGGAACACACATCGCAGTTCTCAGCAGGCAAGAGCTCACAATTAACCTGTTCTCTCACAACAGACCCATCACTGTAGAACCCATCAGGGGCACAGTAGATGAGCTCTTCATCTGTGTACACTGCTGTTGCTGTTGCTAGTGTTGGACCATTGATATAATAACTTCCTAAATTCGCCATCTATTTAATTTTAAGGACACCCACATTGTAGCCAAGTAACTACTAGGTTTGAAGTTTTAGTTACGGGATAAGGTTCAATCCTAGAGCAGACATTAACAGCCGACAATCCGTTAAGATTTGCTGTAACTATAGCTCCTGACGCACAGTCAGCATATAAGTAGCTTAGTGTTATCGGTGAGGTGTTACTTACATTATAATAAGTACATGTCTCAGAGCAGGCGATGCAGTTGCAACAAGCATCTTGAGTCGAGCCTCCCGCTAAAGGATTAGAGTAGCAAAGCTGCTTACTTACTCTTTCTCTGTAGTCCCATATCAGATACAGATACTGTCCTGTCGCAGGCATTGTAAAGTCTCCTTGGAATGTTGGAGTCGAGCCTGTTGGTGTAATGTTTGTTGCGGTTTCGAGTAGTGTATTTATCTCTGATGGGGTATTGTTGTACAGTGTGTTGGTTCTTAGGTAAGAGAACACATCAGTTGCAGGGTCTACGTCGTAGTTGTCAATACCAAACTTGTTGGATATGATGCTAACAGTAGCTGAGTCAGCCGGGATAACACCACCGCCTTGCAGACCTGTTATCGAGTTGTATCTTGATACCAATGGGTTGGTTGTACCTGAAGCAAAAGTTACCTGCTCAGAATGGATGGGCGATACAAATACCCCGTCAGTCCATCTGTACTCGTTGTGGATAAACTTCCCTGCGTCCGAGTCGCTAGTAACACATACCTCAACTATCGTTATCTCCTCAGAATCAACACAGGAGGTTGTTACGTCTATTGTTCTAGTTCCTCCTCCGATGAAAATAAACGATTCAACTAAGATACTTATCTCTGTAACCCCAACTACATTCTTATTCACAACAAGAGATCCTGAAGCAGGCCCATTTATGAATGCCTGAGTTTGAGAAACCCCATTAAAGGTAGCTGTAATACTAAAAACCGAATCAGCAGGCACATTGTAATCAATAGTCACATCTCCAACCAAGAAACCAACGTACACGCAGTACTCCTCGGTCTCTTGAGGATTCATTGAAATGCTTCTTGTAATGCCACAGTTATCGCAAGGAACCTCTATTGGTAAAGCTATATCATTGGACGAGAGCACATACTCGTTCATGTACGGGTCAAACGCTCCCAACTTCTGTGTAGCAAACGACTCGTTGAACAGGTCTCTAAACCAAGAGCGCATACCCGCCTCTGATATTACAGTAAGCTGCTCACCCTGACCACTACCCCTTAGCTGTATAACAGCACCTCTTTTAGCGTCAGTGAAATACTTGTCGTACCCCCAAGAGACATAGCTCTCAGGATTGTAGCTTATACCATACTCCTCAGTACGAGCTATCTGAGTACCTAAAACCTCAGGAACAGAGGCTATTGTTCCCCCTGCTGCCGAGTCGGATAGTAGGTTCTTCCCGGCAAGGACGTAAGATATCTTGTCCTCCTGTAATACCAATACATCAGTCTCCCTTCCATCCATCTTCTGAATAGGGCCGAAAGAATCCTCTAGTGCCTTAAAGTTTAACAGCCCTAGGTTAAATTCATTTAGCTTGTTGACATTTGACTCGTCATTGTATACACCACTGTAGGTCATGTCAGCAAACCTGTCTGCCTCCTTGTAGTCCTGCGCTGAGGTTGACAATGTTCTATTACCCAAGTCGAAGTCCTTCCCGGTTATCGAGTCCCTGATCTTGTAGCTCTCAGCTCCATTGCCAAAAGTAAAGCAGTTAAAAAATGTCGTATCTATTATAGCAGGCAGTGTTGCTGTTTGGTCCTGCACGTTTCCACTGTGGAAACCGGAGGAGTCAATTGCATACGAGCCATCAGCCTCGTAGAACACATCGGGTTGAGTATCTTGAGGTATAGTCTCAAAAATCATAGCGGGCTGAGCCTTTATCACCTTTAATCTAGCCTTTAAGCTAACCTTCCTATTACTAGGCTGATTAATACCTGTGCAACTAAAGGAAGATAGAATCTGCAACCTTACTAATCCCGCACCATCTGTTTGCCAATCAAGATATATCTTATCAACACTTCCAACGATTGCTGCTGCCCCGGAATAACTTATAGGAGCACATCCGGGAGTTGAAAACCATGATGATGAGGGAGGACACTGTACAGCTTCCACATTCTGAGTAGAGCTAGTGGCACTATAATTAGAGTTTATAGCCGTTATTATATTGTTTGCTTCCCACCACTCCTTAAGATTTGAGTAGTCAGCGATAGCAGTAAATGTTCCGCTATACGACATCTTTCTAGGACCACATTGATTCCCCACCCCATTTCTTATGTTTGATATGCTAAATTCTATTATTGAACCTGCAGGTATATCAACATTTCCCGACGCATCATAGCCTCGAATCTCATCGACAGTAGCCATTGCAGTATTACTGTCGTACGCATCCGCATCAATAGAGTCCTCAAATATAGATGTGTTTACGCCACCTATTGTTGTGGTTGTGCTAAAGTCTCTAGCTAGTATTTTCATGTAGACCCCTGAAGGCAAAGTAGGAGCAGGAGGAAGAAGGAAGCCTGAAGGCTTAGACTCCTTCTCTAAGACGGTAGTATACGCACAAGAAGATAATGGACCTAAAGCATCTGCCTTAACAATAAACCTATCTCCCTCCTCAACCTTTCTAGCGTTCTCTCCTTCTAGCAATATGTAGGTTTCGTTTGTAAGAGTGTCGAGATAATAGAACTGACTGTATATTGTCTCGTAATCCTCCCGGTCAGCTTTCAATACAAACTTATACCTAGTAGCCCACGATGGTGGTTTCTGAGTAGCAGGTATGGTAGCTCTTATGTAGTTCTTATTAGGTGATAATTCACAAGGAACATGAACAGAGTTATTAGGGCTTACTAATGTTATGGTTGACCTGTTAAACTCATCCATATAAACAATCCCTAGCTCGTAACTTCTATTGCTGTGCAAACTTGATGGAGCTCCCTGACTCGCATAATTGGCATCTATGGCAGTATTAATCGTATAATACTCATACGAATCCGTTGGGCCTGACGGGTCTGTAAATCTCATTGCTACAAGCTGAAACCCTATCTCGTTAGATGATGGGCTAGATATAATAGATATCGGCTCACCCCCTGCATTTATTCCACTTTCGTTTTCTACAAATGCGCCTAGGCTTCCCGGGATAATACAATTGAATATGTCAGTCCAAGTAGTCCCATCACAAGACGTAGCTACAGGCTTTATATTATAAGCTGCCCCAACAGCCTCGATAAAGTTAACATCAGAGGCTAAGTCATAAACACTTGTGTAGTCTCTAGGTAGAGAGTATGCGAACGAAAGTTGAGTTGGTTGGGTTTGTACAGGTGGAGTAGCCCCTGTAAAGCTTTGATTTTCAAACTCAAAATCAATACCTAACACACCGCCCTGATCAAGAGATATCCCTGACAAATCTATTTTCATAATAGAGTTAACAACAGTATGGCCAAGAGCTCCGGGGTCAATATTATAAGTGCCTGTGCTTAAAGAAACAGGAACATTTACTATGTTGATATCCTCGGATATAAGCTCTGCTGAGTACTCGAACCTTGTTGGGTTGCCATTAGCATCAGTTAGATCGTAACCATCTACATAGTTTCCATACATCAAACGATTACCCATTATGGTCTGAGCCTGAGCAAATCGTGGTACGTTGTCATACAGCCTTAGTATCTCGTAGTCAGGTAGGATAGTGTATATCTTACCGTTGTCAAAAACAATAGAGTAGTCAGTGTCGTCTGCAATACCCAACTCTTGCTTATCAAACTTCTCAATAACCTTAATGGTACTGTCAGTATCTTCCTTAAACAGGATATCGAAACCAACAACCAAGGGCCCTCCCGAGTTGACCGTTACGGTAGCATTGTTGATTGTGTTCTCCATTCCATCATTTAACTTCGATGTTATATTGTAAGAGAACCGTCCGGGGACAAATGCAGGAGCTGTGAACTGAGAGGTAGCAGAGTACTCATTGTCCTCATAGCGATATCTGTAGGCAAAGCAGATGAATCGCTCCTCCATGAAGTTCTCCTGAGCTCCTGAGTTAAATGTTGTGATGGCGGGAGCTGCAATGGGTGGCCGCTTTATAACAAGAAGCGACTCTTTAAGGAGGTCGGCTAAGGCAGTTGTTCCCCCACCATCAATGTATTCAACACCTCCCCCAATAGCAGGGTTGGTGTAATTTCTTCTTATGTTTATCTTCCTTGGCGCATTATAGTCGTCTGTGAAAAACAACAGGTCGTCAACCATGTCAACCCCGGTGATCAGGTAGGTAGGGTTGAAGTTCAATGAGGTATTTACATTGCCTCCATCGTTAACACTTACTACGTGATATATAAGCAACGAGCTCTCTACATTGATAGAGACAATCATGTCTAGCTTCCCGGTAGGAAGGGCGGGGCTTATTGGAAAGTTGGGATCGTGAACGAACCAATAGATAGTCTCTCTAGCTCCATCACCAATAGCACCGATACACCTTGCGTCTTCACTCAAGGCTGTGCCATCAATAAATGTTAGCTCCGACAGTCTCTCATTACCCTTAGTGTTTTCTACAGAGCCAATCTCAGAATCTTCAGTTGAGCCTAGCCTTACGTTCAAAGCATCTACATACTCACCATTTGGGATAAGCCTCTCATCGAGCGACTTATTCATCCTCCCCTTTATAAAGTTCCTCTGAATATTAGCCATGCTACTTTATCCACTTTTGTCGTCCACGAAGGTTCATCAATAACCTGCCCGGGTGTATGTTACTTATTCTGATCTTAGCGTTTCTAAGCAACGCCGACTTCTCCTTTCGAGCCCTCATTACAATGTACTCCTGAACACCAAGCTTAGTGCTTAGTATAGCATACCTGATGTAGGCATACACAAACTCTTCAAATAATTTATTGACAGTGATATCTGAATCAACACCGCCCTCCATACCATCGGACACATACTCCAATACACAAAGCTCTCCTGCCATGTCAGAGCTGAAGTTGATCACTCCGGACTTCTTGTCTATACCAAAGGTAGGATTGAAGTTAGCTGTCTCGTTGTTGAGACCATATCTAGCACCTATAGCTCTTTCAAAATACCACTCTCCATCACAGCAGTATCCCTCTACCCCATCAAACTGACTGCCCTTGTTCAGGTAGATGCTCTTCTTTGTCCCGGTAATTCTTTCAAGGTCAAGCGTTGAGAACTCAGGCTCCAACACATTGCCTGCAGCATCGAACAATATCTTGCAGTTGTTGTCCTGAAGGTATGCTCTAGCTGAGGTAGCTTGAATGTTCTCAGTCAATGGCCGTAGGTATCCATCCTTATACATGGATATCCTTACCCAATTCACATAATCCGAAGGAAGAACAAATCTCAGTGTATCACACACCGATAGCTCTAGGACCTTTATCTCTTTGAATGCATCGTAGTTCAACTCCTGTATTGCCCTCTTCGCATGAAACAGGACCTTGTATCTAGGCTCGTTGTTTATCAAAGAGTGGTTGCCCGAGTACATCAACATGAAGTTGTTGACAATGTCAGACAAGCTTACATACTGATATGATCCCCAATTGGCATCCTCAGGAACTGCTCCTGCGTTTTCGTAATACTGATATGCACTTAAATACGCCATGTCTTATTTTTCTTCAGCAATATCCTGAGTCTCCTCCGAGTTAGCAAAGCCATATACCTCAGCCTCTCTAATAGATACTCCTGCGTACTGTAATATTTTTAATACCAATGTAACCTCATCCTCTATGCTAAGCTCAAAGTCCTGAAAGTCTGCAGCACTCTGATCAAAGGTTGGCTCCCCATTCGTCAGTGACACATATGTCCACTTAGGATCTTTAGGATACCTGATGTAGTTGCACTCAACCTCGGTTGGAGCATCGAATGTAGATGGGAATACAGTGATGGTGTCTCCGTCTAATGTGTATGCCGGGAACAGCTCAGATGGAGCTGTCAGCATCGAGTTGTTGAGCATGGTTATCTTGCTTTGATGTACCTTCTCAGCCTCACCCTTAAATACCCTAGGTGGCACAGAGGCATCGTAGCAAAGAACCTTTAGTATCAGGTAGTAATCATCCCCGGTAGTTGTTATTGATGGAGCAGAGAACCTGTTGTCAGCAATATGAGTAAGGTCATTAGTTACCGAGAACAGATCAATAACCTCCTCAAGACCTTTCTTTATGTCAGCGTATCCTGTTCCGGACTGACGAGTGTTTTCTTTCATTACCTGATAATTGTACTGATAGAAGTAGTCCTGAAACAAATCTAACTGCGCCTGCTTAGCAAACAGGTTAAAGTCTGAAGGAGATAAGTATCCGTAGTTATTTTTATTCAATACCGAGAGTACAGTATTCCTAACTGAGTTTATCATTTTCAACCCTTTTCACAAAGATAAACAAAAAAAAAGAGGGGCTCATTTTTGAACCCCTCTCAACTAAATCATGGAAAGCAGAAATCATGAAAGTTGATTTTCTAACATCTTTAATGCATCCAATCCATCATCACTCTTTAGGTAGGAGGATACCACATACATGGGGTCCTCTCCAAATGGAATCATCAGCATTCTCTTTTTATTAGAAGGGGTGTTGAAGTATACCTCCTTCTTATTATTCCTGAAAGATAATAATTTTTGATCAAAGAACTTTTGAATATTTGACTCGTAGCTCAGATTAGGATCAGATACTGCCTTCATAAAATCTGCAGGATATGCCTTAGCATACCGGATCATGTCTCTTTTGAGCTCTGCCGTACTTAATGAGTCAGGGTTTCTCTCGAAAAGAACTCGAGTTAAGTTCTCAAGATCCTCCACGCTTAAGTTCCTAGCCTCATGAAGAGCATCAGCCTCCATGTTCATTTGCTCTAGCTCCTGCTCAGCATCCTTCTTATCGTCAATCTCAACGAACCTAACTCCGTTGTATGGATGATAGTGAAGGAACTCCTGTAGCACAGGATTAGTTCTTGGAACTGACAAGAAGCCATCCTCAAATATTACAGGTTCAACAATCGCCTGACCATCCTGCTCGTCCTCAAATGGGCTGTTCTGATTTCTAGCATATCTGAGTGCTCGGTTGGTCTGAGTCTTCTCGTCAAAATGAAGTAGTGGGAATGATCTAGTGTTTCTTACGGGCAGTATGTAAGATAAGGGAGCCGCACCCCTTGTAAGCTTGTATGTCTTGTCTTTTAATTTAGATTTCATTGTATTAAATTTTTCTCCCACTGATGGGAGGTTTTAATAAAGGGGGCACTAAGGCCCCCAATATCAGATGAACATGTAATATTACTCTTGGAACAAGAAGAAGTTATTCGCACCCATGGTACAAACACATCTCTCTGACAAGAAGTTAACCTCCATTGCATCAAGGTCGCTAGTAGCTGCGCCACCTGCTGAACCTGTGATCCAAGTCTTATATCTTCGATCCTCAGTTTGAGAAGCTCGATATCGAACATGAAGGAATGGTCTCTTAGCGTTCTTGCCAAGGATTTGATCGTATACAGTTGTAGAACCTGCAGGGACTAATAGTCCATTTACACGCCCTGATCCTGCACCTGTCGGTAGACCACCTCGCATTGTTGGGTCATTCAAGTATTTCCAATCAGTCTTGTAGAAATCATAGCCTCTTCGGAATCCGGAGAATCCAAGGTTAAGAGCCATTTCCTCATCGTTGTCAAACAGACCGTAAGAAGTACCACCTGCACCGTATGAGTTCTGAGCTGCTAACATATCGTCAACATCGAACCCAAAGTTTCTATCCAAGAAAACTACGTTCTCTTCAATAGCCCCTTGGTTATCAAGTCGGCTGATAATGGTATCCCACTCAGCAAGAGTAGCAGGGTTACCACCTCCCCATACATTTCCTCTTTGACCAACAACGTAAAAGATCCCTTCTGAACCTGCTGATCCGGCTACACCAACAACACCTAGCTCAGCAATTGCTCCTGATCCTACTTCAGCAGGAACAGCTTCAATCATTGCTGTCTCTAAATAGTCGTCAAATCGTAGACGAGTCTCGTGCTCAGACTTCAAGTACCAAAGGTATCCTGTAGCTCCGTTCTCAGTTGTTACTTCAACCCATCCGATCTGAGCCATGTCAGATCCGCTAACAGCGTACTTATCTTTCAAGATAATTGGCTTGTTGTCAAAGATCTCATCGTCAGCCTCCAAAGAGCCCTGCATTCCTGCAGTTCCTTTTTGGAACTCAGAACCATAGATGAAGATAGTACATGCTGTTGCTATTGCAAAAGCTTGACCTGCTCCCTCGTAGTAAGCAACATCTATTGTACCTGCTGCTGTGTCAACAGCAGTAACAACAGCTTTATTCTGTCCACCTCCTGCGTTCTCAGTTACAACAATAGTCTGACCTACTCGGATAGCGATGCTACCTGATCCCGGTACTAACGTGTCGTTAATAGTGATTGTAGCTGTATCTGATCCTGCTGCTGCGCCTGATGTACAGTCTACATATTTTGTGTGAAGTCTTCCTTGCTCTGCCCACTTTACAAGGTCAGAGTTAGAAGGCATTTCTGCTCCTACCATTCTTAAGAATGAGGAGATTGTTCGATTACCATATCGCTCAAATTCCTTCTCGTATGTATCAGGTAGATATTGGTCGAGGAAGTTGAAGTCGGTAATGTAGTTTGTTGCCAAAGGAACCTGCTCTGCGCTAGGCTGAAGTTGGAACCCCGGCGTGGCTAATACTGAACCTGCCATTTTTTTTCGTTTTTAAATTATTTAACTTCTGTTTCTTGGACTGCGAATCTTTAACCCACGACCTGAGTCGTTTGACAAAGACCTCACAGTTGTCCCTGATTTAGAAGTAACCTCGGGAGCTCTGCGTTCAGTCATGTTGACATTTTTAGTTTTACGCATCACATCCTCAGTCGCTTCAGCTTTGCCCTGCTCATAAAAGAACTTGGCAAACTTATCAGGATTCATAGCCATCGCTAATGCTCTGTGGTATCCGGCAGCGTCAGTGATCATACCCTCTTCGTTGAGATACTTGTTGATGAAATTCATCGGTGTCTCTTGGGCCTTCTTTAACTGATCTGCGTCACCCGGAGAAAAAGTCACAACCTTGTCGTCATCTAGTTTAAATTCAAAACCTTTGAACTCACTATTGAATAACTCCTCGGTCTTCTTGGAGAACCAATCTCTCCTTCTCTCTCCCTCCTTTTTCTGAGTTTCAGCTTCTGCTATGTATTGCTTATAACTTTCGATTTCCTTCTTCTCTTCCTCGGAAACAGAACCCCGGCTTGACTCAAGCGGTGCAGCGTAAGATTCCTTCTGTTCTTCGAAATACTTCTTAGCTTTAGCAATTTCTTTTTTCTTGGCTAACTTTATCTTCTTGATATCAGACTCATCGTCTAGATCCTCATCGTAAATAAAGTCATCCATCATGGCCTCAATGTCCTCAGAGTCTAATCCCTCCTCGGTAGCCATGAAATATTCTTTTAATAAAGAGTCCGGGTCCATGGAGTCAAAGTCCCTATGTAGCTTAACATAGTCATTGATCCCTCGACCTGTCTCTTTTTTATACTTTAGATAGGAAGCCACATCTTCAGGTAGATCCTCCTTAACCTCTCTCTCGGCTAGGAGCTCATCCATAGAGCTTATATCCCTATCGTATCTGTCTTTAATAAATGAAAGAACGTCATTGTCGGTCATCTCCACAGGCTCTTCAGCCTTTGTCTCTTCCACAGTCTCATTGACCGCTTCTTCTTTAGGTGTCTCTTCTAGAGAATCTTCATGCTTATCTAGCAATTCCTTCTCTACTTCCTGTACGGATTTCTCTTCCGAACCACCTACTTCTCTTACCTTAATTTCCATTAGATTTGATTTTTACAAAGTTACATAAAAAATAAAGACGCTTATCTAGGTGAAAATTCCGCTAAATCGAAACCATCTAAGCTGTCTTCGTTTGATTCAAAATTCTGTGGTGGAAGATTATTCTTCCTCTGATTAATAAGCTGAGACTGCTCGGTGTTCTGCTGACTAATTCTCTTAGACTTAGCATCCTCCCTAGACTTCTCTCTTTCAGCTAATCCCTCAGCCTGCATGCCTGATAGCTGCATGTTGTAGTCAAACTCAACCTGCATCAACTGACGCTTGAGCTCTGCCTCGTTAGACATCTTCTCAATCTCGAAAGCAATCTCTGCCTGCTTAACCTGTATCTTAGACTGAGTCTCGGCCTGTATCTTCTGCATAGCTGTCTGTGCAGCCATCTGCTGAGACTGCATCTGAACCTGAGCCTGAGCCTGCTGTTGTTGCATCTGCATCTGCTGCTCCTTCTCCTGCTTCCTTACCCGCTTCATCTTCAAGAGTTGATTAGCCAACTTAATGTTCTTGATCTCTCTTATGTCAATAGCGTCCTCAAGATTAATATCATTCTTCGATAGTGCCATCTGAATGTTGGCCTCTAGCTGTGCCTTCTCCTCCTCGTCCGGGGAAACCTCGATGAATATACCAAAGTCGTAGATGTACAGGTCAGATATGTCATTCAATATACTTACGTTGTACTTACCAATCTTATTAGCAAAGTCATCCCTAAAGTCAGCATACTCTAATATGTCTGCTATCCTGTAGGATAGAGCCTCAGATAAAGACCTATAGATATACAGGCTACCATCCAATATGTGACGGGTTGCTGTGTTGGAGTTCAGTGCCGCCAACTTCTGAAGACCAACCAATGAGTTAGGATCAGGAACCTGAGCATCCCTAGGACCTAGTCCGGTAACCGTCCTGATCATGTCAAGGTAGTGGTTGTAGTTTGTTATAAGCATCTGAGTCTTAGCAGCCCCCGAGTTACTATTGAGCTCCTTGATCGGAACCCTTCCCTGATTAAAGTCACCATCCTGCGTATAGCTCCTACCTATTACACTACCCGTTTGGAAGTATAGCCTTAATGCGTCCTCCGGATTGTAAGCATTGCCCGTACCAAGGTCTACCTCGTTGAGACCATCAGCATCAATGAACACACCGTCAGGTACAATCCTAGATATTACCTGCTGTAGTTTCAGGTGGGTCATCTGAATAAGATCAGCGAATGGGATCATCCTTCTTGTGATAGACTCAATAACTCCCTTGTACATCCTTGGAGCTACAGCTACATAGTTTGGAATGGCGTGCTGACTTGCTGACTTTGGTCTTACCATGTTCTCAGCTAACTCCCACTTAAGCAGGATGTTTGTCCCCATAACCATAACGCCCTCGTACCATACGTCAATGGTCTTCTCTATCTTCTCAAATCTCCCCTCCTCCATCATCTCTACAGGTGGGTTGAACTGATCGTCCTTCTCTATTACCCGGCTGCCACCTCCTTCAAGTATCTTCTTCTTGTAGACAAACTTCTTAGTGGTCTTGTAGTTGAAGTACATAAGAGTACAGGTATCCCTATAAAAAATATCATTATCATAGTACTGAGCTACATTAAAGTAATCATACCAAGACTGACTATACTTGGATATCTTCTCCAAGTCCTCGTTGGTTAGGCTAGGGTCTATCTTTCTTGTCTCGGTAATTGGAACAGTCTTTATCTCTCCCCAATAAAAACAGTCTTTAAAGTGAGGGTCTTCAGTGTAGCTGTATACCACATTAGCAGGGTCAACGTATGATACCTTTACTCCTGCACCGGGAAGGAACTCATGCTTACCAACTGCAATACCTAAAACAGCTAGGTCATAATCAAAACGCTTTCTAAGATCTAAGTAGTGGTTCTCCTCGAACAGAGTATCTATAGCCTCCTCCTCTGCTATCTCGATGGCAGGCTTGTACTTAAGCTGCATATACAGGGCAAGCTCCTCGTCATTTTGGGGTAGCTCCTCAGGGGATGTGACAAACATCTGAAGTCCTGTGTTCTGCTCTATTGTTGAGAGCATATCCTTTGCAACCATCTGACCCTCGATCATGTCCTGATACTTGCTTCTCTTAGCCTGAGACATTGCGTCCTGAGAGAACGCCTTGGCCTTGAACAACCTGTCAGACATTCCGTTAACAACAATGTCTACAAACTTAGGGATGATCGGTACAGGGGTCCAATCAAGATTTAAGTAAGACAGGTCTCCATCAATAGCAAGCTCGTTCTTGTACTTAGCTATCGACTGCTCTCCTCTTGCGTATAGTCTCAGCCTGTGAAAGTCTCTCCATTGATTATAGTACCGACACTGATTGCCATCTCTCCGAAACCACTCGTACTGTATGGCCTGTCCTATCTGAAGACCAAACTCATCACTAGCCTTCTCTGCATCAGAGACAAATTGGCTTGGAAATCCGGCAGATGTAATGCTTACTTTTACGTCTTTCATTATGTAATTAATTCACTTGTTCTACCCCTGTTATTGTATCTAGCAAAGTTAATGCTTATTTTTGACTCTTTTTTTTCAGGCACATATAGGTGCTTCTGAGTAGCCATAATCGCCAAACCCGAGCTTATTGACGCATCGTGCATGGTCCTGTTGTTTATATCAAACTTAGCCCAATCAATGAGCGTCTTTGTAAATGGCATTGACCCTATCACATCCGGCTCCCGGTATGCTCCCGAGAAATCAAGTCCAACATACTTCTCAACATAGGACTCTATGGCTGCAGCATGAGCCTGCTTAACATCCTCAGAGGTGTTAGGGATACCACCCAACTCCTTCTCTGTTCTAGATAATTTATTGTAATGCTTATCAGGTCTGTTCAGACAGAAATGCCTGTACCCCCTGTTCTTAAAATGATACAGTAGCCTCGGCTTGTTGTTCTCCACAAGGATGGGCATACCATAGAAAACACACGCCATCAGTACGTCCTCAAAAAATATCTCTGCTGTCTGTGGCCTAGCAACATACTCCAAGAAGAACTCATTGCTAGGTGCATCATCCATGTTGTACTTGGTCAACCCATGGAGCGCACCCTTCGATCCACCACCACCTACCGTTCCGGATATGTCGTAGGTGTCACAGCCAAAAGCTCCCACATGCTCGTTGCCCGGACGCTTGACCCCTCTCTGAGATATGACATTGTTCTGCATGTTCTTAGGAGGTGTCCAACTAACCAAGAACCTGCCCCTTGTGTCAGGGCTGAATATAACCTTGGTGTCCTTCTGACCGTCCTGCCAATGAAAGCTTCCCCTTGTTAAGAAGTGCTCATTGATCATAGAGTCGTTGTAGTCTATCTGCTGATATATCTTAGTCAGGTTGAACAGTGATGACTTGCTCTCATCCCTGAATGCATGTGACTCACTCCTTGGGAACTGTCTGTAAAATTCATTCAGTGCGTCAGGGTCATCCTTCAGTGACTCAACCTCAGCCTCCCAATAGTCAATGGCTCCGTTTGTTATCATCTCGCCATCTATACCAACAACAGGCTCGTCCGGTTTTCTAAACACAGGCATGCCGTAACGATCTATGAATCCCTCCATGTTCCACTCCATAGGTATAAATAAGGAGTACAATCCACTCTTGGTCTGACCATTGGCATTCCTGTTGAGTACATCCGAGCTCTCAAATAACTTCTTGAAGTTACCACCCCCCTTGTCTAATGCATTACAGGTAGACCCCATCATGCACTTGCCAATTATCTTACTACCCAAACGCAGACATGTCTTGGTAACCCTCCAATTGTTCAGGATGTTATTTGGCTTGAGCCATTTCCCACTCTCATCATGGGCTAGGAACAATAGCTTCTCACCATCGTAGGAGTTGTCGTCTGTGTTCTTCCAATCTATAGTAGTATCCAATCCCTCCATCTGCTCCTGATCAATGTCGTACATGTTCTTCTTTGTGATCTTGGATGCAGGAACCCGGAACGCTAGTTCAGTCTTCGGCTTGTCCATACCATCCTGTATAGGCTTGAAGAAGAACGGAAGCCTGTTTGCAATGGGGACAACCTTGTTGGTAAACATCTTCTTAGCATCAGGCCCGGTCTTAGATAGTATACCGATCCTAGAGTCCTTAGCTAATGTGCCTACGTTGACACACTCAGATGATGACATAAACGAGAACCCGGACCGCCTGATCTTTAAGTAGTCCAACCCAAAGCTTCTCTTGTCAGCCTTGCATGCTTCCCAAAATAAAAAGAAGATCCTGTTGGCCTCCCTGAAGTCAGGATACCCAACGTCAATGCTAGACCACTGAAGGTACATGTAGTGAGCCCCGGTTATGTAAGTCGGCTTGCCGTTGTTCTGAAACCAATAGCCAAACTCTCTACGGTCAAACTCCTCCTCAATGTAGTCAACCCACTTGTCCTTAAATGCCGATGGCATCTCGTTCCATTGGAATATAGACTGTATCTTCTGAAGAGGCTTTGGTAGCTCCTCCCTTACCCAATAGTCCTGCTTAGTTTTCTCCCACTGATGGGAGGTTTTTGGTAGTGCTACAACAAGACCGTATATGTTTACGATCTCTCCAATCTGTCCGGTCTTTGATATTACAATCAGGTCATACTTCTCATTATATCCATACACCCAAGTCCTGCTCCTGTTCTTAGTCTTAAGAACACTAGACGGAACATAACCCTCTAATACGGTATATAACTTATTTCCTCGACCTTCTTTCTGCAAAACCTACATTAGTATCTGTTCTAGATGGCCCCCTCTCGGACATCTCAATGTTTTCTTTCTCCTGCTCTATCCTAGTTAAGATCTCAAAGGCATCGAATATAGCAAGCTTCTTTGTGGCCGCAGCGTTCTTTAGCCTGTCAGCAGCCAACTCATCGTCAGGATCAGGCTTGATTATGTCCTCCTGAGCTACCTTGATCAGCTCCTTTACTGCCTTCTCTCCGGCCTGTATTATCTTAAGCTTTATGTCTTTACTGTTCATAATGCTAGAGTTATCTGATGGTCGTAAAGCCTGTACATCTTTTTGCCATCTACATTAAATTCATATTTCACCTCCGGGTCAAACCCAACAATGTCACCCTTCTTTAAACCCATCGACCTGAGGTACTCATTGGGGTAAAGCATTTTACCCATCAAGGGCTCCTCACTCATTGGCTTAACAATGTAGCAGTCCTGAGGAGGTATAGGCTCAACAAAACAGAACCTGTCATGGGCCATCCATCTGCTGTCACTCTTGTACATAAAGAACTGATCAGGCTCTATGAAGAACATGTCGTCCTTAAAGAAGCTTTTGCCACTCCTCCTGTTCCCCTTCATGTCGTTGTAATACTTAAATACGTTGTGATGGACCAAAAGGATATCACCCTTTTTTATTGGACCCTCATAGCCTATCGGTGTTTCTATCACCTCAGCTTCCCGGTTGGAGAACTTGTGGTCCTCCTCCGATGTGCTTACGATCAGGTCTAGACCACCTATAGATTTTGTATTTGAATATCTGTTGCCGCCAATTGGTTTGGCTATAAAATAATGCGGTGACCTCATTGAAAATATATATTGTATTCTATCGACACAGGAACTGTAGAGCTAAACTCCTTCCACAGTAGAACCTCATCACCACGCTCTATCCATATCTCAAAGGAGTCCTTCCTCTCGTTATACTTTATCAAGTGAATAACATAGCTGTCATTTAGAATCTTCTGCCCTACTATGTAGTGCATTGCCCCGGACTTATAGTCAGGGCCGACAGCTATCTTCCTTATGTCCATTCAATTAGATTATTAGGTCCAAAACACCTGCCCACTCGCATTACTCACTAATGTCTGTCCTGCTGCACCAAGGGTTCCTGTTGCGTCCCTTATCGGCCCCTGAAAGATTGTTGTCGCCTCAATGGTTAACGTGTCAGTGTCGTCATTGCCAACGATTACATTTTGTATCGCAGCAGCCTTGTTCGCTAAATACAAAGTCTCAATACCTTGGTCTGATGAAACCAACCCCGCAAGAGAAATGTCAGCACTTACAATCAATCCACCCGCTATAGTTATTTCAGTACCAACAGCAGTGTCCTGAGAGATTATTGAGTTTCCCAACTGAACGCCTGACACGTACACAGGAACAACATAAGCTGCTCCCGAGCTTCCTAAGATATAGGTCGATAAGCTATCTACTGAAAATGTCTTAGTCTTGTCTGAATCGTTTACGTCAGTTCCAATTAGATAGTCGGAACCTGCAGGGGTTGTTAATGGGTATGAGGATGTGTCGCTTATTCTAGCCATTGTCTTTTTGTTTTACCTCCCCGGTCTGCATATTTATGATGGAGTCCTTTCCGTATTTCTCAATCAGCTTGTCTTCAGCCGCAGTAAACTCCTTCTTCAATTGTCTAACCGAGTCGATTAGTGTTGCTTTTTGTAGTTCTAAATCGCCAATGGCCATCTTGCTTTTTTGAAGTGTGCCATGTAGACGAGTCAATTCTTCTAGTTCTTCTTTGTCTAATTTCATTTGAATTTGATTTTACACAAAGATAGATAAATATTTCCTATCAGTTTTTTATAGCTCGATACACCATGACTCCTGCCACTGTGCCTGCTGCGAACTTAACCCACCCCCGTTGATACCACTTAGTATCAGGCTTGAATGTGTAGCTCTTGATTCCTGTGGCACTCACATAAGGATTGCTGTTCTTCAGCGCAACGATGTACTCGTTCTTCTTGAACAACCCGTTCTTTTTTGTGCCAACAGTAATGCTCTGCTTGTTGGGGATCAGGATGGAGGCGAAGGTGATGTCCCTCTTTGTTATCGCCCCGGATATGCTGTAGTGTAAACTGTCAATGTTGAACTCCTTCCTGAAGTCAGCACAGGGAAGGGTGTCGGTAAATACCTCAGTTACAGTATCCACCTTGTAGATGGTTATGACCTCTGTATGTGAGGTCAGGTTCTTTATCTTTAGGTTCTTAAACTCGCTCTTCATACTATCCTTTAGTGCCAAGAACCTTTTCTCGCTTATCTCTATAGCTTTGTTATAGGATATCATCTCGCCATTACGAGCCCTGTACACCATTGCGGTGTCCTTATAGTTTGATAATGCGACAGCTTGGTCCTCGGCAATCTTCCTACCTTGGCAAGAATCTAGCCACAGGAAGCACAGGATAGCTATGACCGCCAATAATAAGATGGTCCTAGCGTCTATTCTCATTTCTTAGGAGGTAGCCCGATCAGAGAGTCTTTAGTTCTCAAGAACATTATTCCTATTGCTGCCAACTCTCCTGCCTCCATAGAGGTAAAAGACTTTGACATGTACATGTAGACAGCTCCTGCCAAAACAAGAACGCCTATTGCTGTGGTTACTATACCACTAGTAAACAATCTATCTATCATAACTTTTCTATTTTATGTTGTTTAGCATCTTATAATTCAGTAAATCTTGGTACTGTTTACCCGATATCGTGTAAGAGGTTTCACATAAAGTGCATTTCATATTAAAACGCATAACCCCGGTGGTGGTTGTGTATCTCTTTCTCATCTTTACGTGGGCAGTACCACATTCAGGACAGGTAAACTTCTTACCATCCCATAATGCGCCATAGTGGATATTAGCCTTCGAGAGCTTTCTTAGCTTGTGGAACACACCCTCTAGTATCACCACATCATTCTCACAGTACTCAATCATCTTGTCAAGTGCCTCCTGATCATTATCAAGACACACCCTCTTCCATAAATCAAAACCTCCCGTATCAGTCTTGCTACCAATACCAAAGTACCCGGCCAAGTAATCTAGCTTGTTGCTGTTCATGTATAGATTAGCTCTAGCCATCTTCAATGTGTCTACAGTCCTGTAACTATTCTCTGTCTCTATGCCATGGTACAGGCATCTTGACTTTATCCAACGCAAGTCAAATCGGTCTCCGTTGTGCGCTACAAGTTGATCTGCATTATTCATCACCTTTACAAACTTTTTCAGTAATGACTTGTCGGACTGTTTCTTTGACCACCTTAATGAGTGAACCTGATCATCGCCCTCCCATTTATAGGACACGCATATTATCTCTCTCTCTTTGATTATTTGGTTGGGTCGTATTGTTTTGTTATACCCGCAGGCAAAGTCAGCAATTATATTGAACGAGGTCTCTATGTCGTAAAATAACCGCTTCCTTCTAACCACTTTTTAGTCATAACTAATGTATCTAGTCCTGCCATCTATCTTGCAGGCTTTCAATACCTGTTTCCTGTTCCCCGCCTTATTGTAAGACATGTGGACCCAAGAGGGATTGTCATCGTCACCAAACTCCCATATGAGTTGGTCGAAGTCTAAGTTGTCCTTTACATAGAAGAACATCTCAGCATTCGTCTTGTATCCATAAGTGTCATCAATATCTATGGCCGCCCCATTGTTCGCCATATGCTGTGAGCTACTAGACCCACCAATCTTTTTGTTCAGCTCCTCACACCTGAAACAGCTATTGACCTTTACCGGGCCGCCGACCCAATCCCTCAATGGCTCGAATAAAGCGTCTGCCATTATCTTGATTGCTAAGAGCTGAGGTCCGTTAGGCTCGTTCTCTATGTCGTTTCTAACTGCGGTGGCACTATAAGTGACCTCCTTGTACGATAGGTGTGGAGAAATTTTCATTGTTGATTAGATATAAGCATTTGTACCATCCCCTTAATCTCAGACGTATCAGTCTTGATTGCGGTGATTTGGTCATTTAATTTATTGATTTCATTTGCATTGTCCTTCTGAAACTCCTTCAAGTCGTTCTTTACTATGTCAACTCTTTTGTTCATGAGTCCCGTTAGGTCTTTAATTTCTTCTTGGACCTGCTTCTTTATCCCAATCCGACTGTGCTTTGCAGCTAGAGCCTCCTCCTTTGCATCCTGCTGACAGGAGTCAATGTGTTTGTCTACCACCTCTAACCTGTGCTTTAGTTTCTCGATGGAGCCCTTCATAGTAAACCATCCTCCAAGAACACTAATCACTAGGGTGATGATGTAGATAACATCCTTCCCGTTGAAGTGAACGCCCTCCATTCCATTTACCACCTCTAGTAGTGTCATCCTTTTAGGTTATACTTAATCTCTTTTACATTGGATGAACAGGTGACAAAGTAGTCAACGCCAAATGATATCCTATACGATATTACTCTTCGGGCTCTGTCCATTCCGGGGTTGCCATTAAATCCAAACACGCCTCGTAACTCAATATCGACAAAGGCACAATCGTTCCATCTGCAATAAAGGTAGGCTCAGTGTCCCACTTGATTACAAACTTAGTTCCATCTACAGACCTTCTTACTGTATCGGCATCGTTCTCAGGAACCTGTGAGAAGTCAACTGAGTCAATGTCAGCTACAGCTATTATTGCGTATGTTAAAGAGTGATGCATTATGGTACGTCTGTTTGTCTGTCGGCCTCCTCCATATTTCGTGAACGAGCATCATTACTCATCAAGCCTAGATCAGGCAGGTTCCAAGTAGCACCATCCCATGTTCCTCCATCACCCATTCTTATCCAATTGGTTGGGCCTGTTGGAAGTGAGTTTAAATCAGTTGGTGTGCCACCGTTGTAAATATCTGTTATGTTTGCACTTTGGTCTGTGTCATGCCAAAAAGCTAATTCATCAATACTGCCATTGAAAAATCTTGACGAACCTAAATAAACTGCACCTATACCGTTGTATAACTGTGGATTTGTAGATACATTATTTGTTGGATTTTTAGTATTAACTAACACACCATCATAAAACACTTGTGCTATCCGAGTTGAACCATCAAATGTTGCTAAGATGTGATGCCAATTTCCATCGGTAATAGTTAATCCGCTTATTCGTATATCATCTTGTGTTGGTGATTTAACTATCTGATACCTCAATTGACTTGTAGAACTAATAAAACCTAATCTTTGGTTGCCCGTATCAAATAGGTAGGTAGTGCCACTATTTAAAGTGGTACATTTAAACCAAACACTAATAGAATGCTTCAATACACTATTATAGGCTCCATCAGGAGCAAATGTGAAAGCCTCATCTACTCCATCAAAAATCATTGAGTACTCGTTTGCAAACAAGTCACTCAGAACAGGCTGCCCGATATAGTTTGCGTTGGCAATAAGCATCTACCAAAGAGCTAGGATATTAGTAGCTGTTGTGCCTGTGGATAGAACTCGTGTAACCTGAATAGGTAGGAACGCCCCGGCAGGAGCTGCGGTGAAAGTAACCTGATCACCACCCATTGTAATTACAGTTAGGTCCCCTGCTCCACCTACATACAAAGTAGCTCCGTTGTTGTTGCCCGGAGAATAGATGGAGTAGCTAAAGGCATTAGGACCTCCAACAAATGAACTACAAAAAGAGCACACCTCTAGAGTTGTTGCGCCAAGAACATCAAGAACGGTGTATATCTCTAAGCTAGTATTGTTGTAGACGATGTCACCAACGGATACTCCACTAGCGATAAAGTCACCCTGCCCCTCTAAGTTGTTAGGGTTGGCATTGTTAGCACTTAACCCCGACAAATAAGGACCGGGCAATGGGATATCTATGGTGTCACTTGGTATGACTGTAATGGCTCTCTTGGCCTGTAATGCTGTTGTTGACATTTGTTATTTTTTATAAGGGAACACTCTGTTTAACGTATCTCTTCTCTCGGCACAGCCGCATCCCTTTTCGCCTGCTACCTTCTCGACAA